GGTCGTCTCCTGGAGTGGGCGGGCGTTCGCCTACCCTACAGGAGCCGATCGCGCACGCAAGCCACAGGCTGCATCAAGATGCTAACGGGCGATGGTTTGCACGTAGGCCTGGCACGCTCGTAAGGCAATCAGGGCGTTATCGCCGTCGTCGGTGATGGCGATAATTCGCTGAGCATGCGCCGGGTCAAGTCGGGCTCGCGGGGCTGCATGAACCAGGCCGCTGGCGGTGGTGGGGGCTGGCACTGCACTACCGTTGGCGGGGTCGCGGGTGTCGAGAAGGACTGACAACCGCACATCAGCAGTGGCCAGGCGATCACGCAAAGCAGCCTGATGACGTTGTGCATCGCTTAACTCCTGCGCGTGTTGTTGATCGTTGGCGCTGAGCTTCTGCTCCAGGGCCAGTCGCTTGTCGTGTTCGGCCTGTTGTTGACGCACGGCCAACTGGTGTTGTTGATCGAGCTCCCGGGCATGTATCGTCGCCAACCGTTGGATCTGCGCCTCATACCGCCAGACCTGCACCTGCCAGGCCAGCCCCGCCGCCATCGCCACCAGCAGGAAATAGCCGAGCAAACGGTAGGACGTTAAGAACCGCATAACACTGCCTTCGCCCGCGCCCACAGCTGCATGCGCTGCTCCAGGCCATTGAGCCCACCATTGATGCGGCGCGTAATCGTGGTGAATTGATCCTTGTCGGCCAACGCGTTCAGACCATTGCTTGCCCAATACCAAGCCGCCGACTCACACGCCCACCGGGACTGCTCAAGCAGTTCAGGCTGTGCCAACAGGCGATCGTCGCCGAATAGCGCCCGACTGCACGTCATATAGTTTCGACGGCCGGTAACCTGGATGAGCCCCCTGCCCCGATACTTCTGACCGTCACCGTCCGCTTCGGGCGTATTGCCCAGGCGCGCAGCCAAGGTGCCGGTGTCGTATTTGCTCAGGTATTGGTGGCTGCCCAATTCGCGCAGGTATTGCAGCTCGCCGGATTCGTGAGCGATCTGAGCGAGAAAGGCAGCGATGCGTTGGGGGGTGTCGATAGCGTACCGTTCCATCGCCGCATTTATGGCGGGCAAAAAAACACCCGCTACGAGGCGGGCTGCTGGCATGATGTGGACAAGCTGGGCAAGCGTAATCAGCATGGTTTCTACTCTGTAAGAAGGTCTAGATCGACAACCCGCCCGCCACAATCGAACTGCGATACCCCGTCGTCGGGTCACCCACATGGGTCACTTGGGTGATCGACCAGCGCCCTTGCATATAGGACGGCCAGCTCTCATCCAGCAGCAGCAACCCTTCAGCGGCGAGCAGCGGGTTGCCTGGACAATCGATCTGTAATTTCAAACCTTCACGGCCCACGCGCCGCAGTTCGCCTTCGGCCACAGCGCGGGCTTCGGCTTCGTTCTGGCAGCGTTGGCGCAAGGTTTTGAACGGCGCAATGCCGACTTGCACGACGTGCTGTTTGCCCCCGGCGGCATCCCACCAGGTCACACGGCACCCCATGTACTTAGAGCGCGATTGTTCGTCGAGCTTGGCTGTGATGAACGCTTGGTCACCGGGCCGGTTGTCCTGGGTCACGGATAACGTCACATCCGGCAGAGGCTGGCCGGAAAGGGAGTGAACCTTGCCGGCTTCCGCCAATACATACAGTTCGTTGATCGGTTTTGTGATGGCGCTATAGCGATTGGCCAGGCGCGTGATAAACGCCATGTCGCTTTCGTTGGATTGATCGATATGGGGAATCGGAATGCCTTCCAGCGCCGGTGCCACCCGGGGTGAATAGCCATGCCGGCTGACTAACTGACGAAACAGCGCGCCCAGGGTGGTAGGCCCGTAACTGGCGGAGCGACGCTGCCGGTAATGGCTGGGGTCCGCAGCACTGAAAGGTGCGGCGGTGGCGACGATCATCAAGCGCATCGGAAACAGCACCGGGGTTCGCTGCGTGATGACGAATTCGCCCTTCTCCACCAGGCCCGACTCCTGATAGCCGACCCGCATGCCGATCTTGCCGCTCAAGCTCGGCAACCCTTCCAGGCCCTCGGTATTGAGCGTGAGTTCCAGTCGGTCGGTCTGGATACCGGCGGCATCGGTATGGCTCCAGTGCATCAACCGTTGGTTAAGCAATGCCGCATTGGCACCGTAGAACTCAACGACCGGGGTGAATCCCTGTGTCATATGGCCTCCTCAATCCCAGGCCGAAATCGGCCGCAAAGCCGCTGGCCGGGCGTGCAACTCCGGCACCACCACCCACACGCCCGCCGGCAATACCGGCCCGTGCTCGGCCAGTTCGGGGTTCAGGCGCCAGAGGGTTTCTTCAGCAGCGTCGTCACAGCGCCCCAACTCGCGGTACAGCAGCAGGTTGACTGAATCCCCGGCAATACTTCGCACTCTACGCATTGACGAACTCCTCCAATTCAAGGCTCCAGGACATGACCATGGCGGTGCCGTCGTCGATCACATGGCTTTGGTTTTCCACCACGGCGTTGATGCGCCACAGCCCCCAGTTCCGGCCGATCCCGTCGACCAGCGGCAGCGGTGCCCGCGCATTCTGCAAGGCGCGTAACTCGTCCAGGCGCTGCATACCTACGGCGTACATTGCCGTGCCGCCGAACGTGAGTTTCTCCAGAGCCTGACCGCTCTGACGGGACTGCGGCTTGCTGGCAATGATTTCCAGGTTGCTCCAGCCCCCGTAACTGCTGTGGGTGAGCGTGGCGTAGGCAAAACCTCGTGAGAGGCCAAAGATAAAATCGCCCAATACCATCTGTTGTCGCATCAATCACCTCCGGGGTCGGCCAATGCCGCGTTGCGTCGAATACCGAGGGAATCGGTCACCATGGGCGTGCATTGGAATTGCAGGGCCTGGAGCACTTGGTTGACCACTTGCTGGGCATCGGCGGGGTTGACGCCAGTGATCTGGATGCTCGGCGAGATCGTGACCTGGATGTTGTCGGTGCGAGCACTGTTGAGTTCCTTGCTCAAGGCATTCGGCGCGGGCAAGCGATCACTTGAACTGAACAGTTTGTCACCGAGCCAACTGCCCGCTTCGCTGCCCAGCAAGCCACCGATTGCACCACCGACGGCGGTACCGATACCGGGAAAAACCAGCGTGCCAAGTGCAGCCCCGGCCGATGCGCCAGCCCAGGCGCCACCGGCGGTGCTCAGGCCACTGCCAACGGCTTTTGCATCGCCCTGGCGCACGCCTTGCACGACGGCCATCGCGGTGTCGACGTACTTCAGCGGGCCCAGCCTGCGCACGAAGGATGATTCCAGTCGGGTCGCGGCGCCAGCCAGGCTCGAAGGGGCCGCTGTGCGTGGAGCAATCGTCGAGGCATTGAACCCCAGGCGCGGACCTTCGAAGACCTTGCTTACCTTTTCGAAGAGGCTGCGCACCGTGGCGAACAAACTCAAAGAGGTTCGGGGGGGACTGCGCCTTGACTTCATGAACGTGGGCTTGCCTGGCCCTCTCTTCCCAGATGACTTGTTGGGCCCATAACGCTTACGCCCCCGCGGCACCTCGCTGACACCCGAGCAGCAAGCGTCACCGCCCTTGCCGGCCCCCTTAAACACCGCGCCGATGCGGGGGATCTTGCCCAAGGTCGCTTCAAGCACCTTGTCTGAAACCTTGGTTCTGAACGAATCCGCCAAGCCTTCAACGGCCCACTTGAGCAATTGAGTGGCGGAGGATTCGGCAGGCTTTGTTTCTTCCGGCGTTTTCTTCGTCTCACTGGTCGCGGGGCTCAGGGCCGGGGCGGTCAGGGCAGCGCCGGTGATGAACAACGTCGTGTTGAGCGTCTCCAGCGTCTCGCGCAACCGTACCTGCTCCAGGGTCAACGCATTCAGGTCCACGCTGACGGTAACCAGCGCCGAGCTGAGCGTCGATTGCGGTGATGGAGCCTCGCGTTCAGGCGCGGCCAAGCTTGCAGAGAACGGTGCGAGCACACTGCCCAGATCCGCGTCACCGAGCATCCAGCGGTTGTCTTGCACCGCGAGCCGGGTCGCATATTGAGTCTCTTGCATCTCGCTTTACTCCTGTTTAACCCCAAGGCGAGTGATCGCAATGTCGTAGCGGCGCAGTGCTTTTGCGGCGTCCCAGTCGAGAATTTCCGCTTCGTTTACCGAGTAAACCAGCGGCACCACATCGAGGATCACGTCGATGTCGCGTTCCGAAAGAAGTCCGCCGGTTGATTTAAAAAATCGTCGATGCGCTCCTGCAATTCCGTCCAGTCCGGTACGGTCAACCCCGCGAGATCCGGGATCATCAAGCCGGTGCAATGGGCGGTGATGAATTCGGCGCGTTCTTTGTTGGTGGCGAGTTTTTTCATCACTTTGGTGGCGCGCAGGGCGGGCATTTCCAGGGGCAGTTCATTCAGGGTTCGGCCGGCTGCATCCAGGGGCAATAGCAGTTGGATGGGCTGGTCGTGGGACGACTGCTGAGGTTCGTTGAGAAAGAATGAAGCAGGTCGCGTCGACATCTCGTGTACGTACTGAGCGATAGACACGTAGTCCGGGCGCTTGAGCTGGTCGAGTTCTTTTTCCGACAGGCCGGTGGCGAGTTTCGCCAGTTCAAAGAACTGATCGTCCTCGTCGTCACCGGCCCGGGCCAGCGCGTCTTTTTGCGCGGCGTAGTACAGCGGTTTAAGTTGCACCTGCTCGATCGTCGCGCCGGTGTCGGCGGTGATTGCAGACAGCAACCTATGCAGCGGTGGCATCCAGGCCATGGGGCAATTCCTTGTTCAAGCAAGGGGCGAGCGCACCCGCCCCCAGGGGTTTAAGGCATCAGCACAGCGCGGCGCGCATCGCCCAGGATGTCGACGCCATTGAGCACGAATTTTTGGGTGCGCACATCGATGTCGATCACCGGGATGCCGTTTTCCAGTCGGTTGTAGGTGCGGCAGGACAACACCAGCGTGGTGAGCGCCTTGTCGCCCATTTTCAGCTTCGCTTCATCCAGGGATTTGAGCTTGCCGCCGACGGTGTGGTAGGTGAAATACGTCTTGCCATCCTGGTCCTGGCCGGCTTCACGTACGTTGAGCAGGATGTCGTCACCCATGCGCACGCCCAGCGCCAGCATGATTTCAGGACCGGCACCCTGGAGGACCAGCGTGGCATTGAGCACCTTGCCGCTCTTGGCCATTTCCTCGGCGATAAAGCGCCCACCGGACATGAGTTCCATGTCGAACTCGATCTTCGGCGGGGTGAACTCTTCCACGGTCGCGGACAACGGCAGGCCTTGGAGGGTGGCCGCAATGGCCTGTCTGACTCGGTTGGTAAACATTAGAGAACGTCCTCCAGGAACTGCTCGATGATTTCATCACGGGCGTTGAGTTGATAAATCATGTGTTCGTTGGGCGCGTAGCGGCCATAGTCGATGACGATGAACCAAGTGCCGTTTTTGTACTTCTCGACACTGTTCAACTCCGGGTGCAGGTACACGCTGGCGCCGGGAATGGTTTCGTCGGCGACCAGGGTTTGCAGCCAGTCGTTGATGCGCTTGACCTCCTGATCCATGAAGGACTTGGTGAGGTTCTTGGCCATGGCTTTCTGGCCGGCCTTGACCAGTTTGCGGCTGATGGCATCTTCCAGGCCGACATAGCTGATGAATTTGCCGGTGATGGAACGGTTACCCAGCAACGAGAAGCCGCCGAGGATGGTGCGCGCGTAGTAGCTCACGCCATAACGGTTGAGCAGGTCGCCTTCGGTGGAGGTGTCGAGGATGTTGTACTCGACCACGCGGGAAACGTCCTCGGCGAACGTCACCTGATTACCCGGGCTCTCCCACTGCTTGACCTTGGCCAGCGCGGCGATCGCCAGAGACGACGGCGACAGAAACACGTTTTTCTTCGCCGCCTTGGAGTACACCGACGGCATGTTGTGCACCAGCAGGCAGCGGTCGAAACCCAGGTCGGCGCCGCCCAGTTCGCCGCTATAGGCCACTTGGTCGGCGACGCTGGCATCTTTGCCGTCGAGCACGACACGCGCCTTGATGCGCTTGCCGAACGAGGCAAACTCGCCGGCCACGGCCTTGGTGCCAGTGAAGCCGGGGGCGCCGATGATGGTCAGGTCTTCAGGCACGCTGGCGAGTGCGGCCAGGCCCAGTTTGCGGCCGGTGACCGGGTCGTTACCGCCGATCACATTGTTGAGCGTATCGGCCGCAGTGGCGCCCTCTTCGACGATCACCACGTAGACCGGCACCTTCACCACTTTGAGAATCTGGTAGACGGCGTGGAACAACGTGCCCGACTCGGCACCGGTGGTGTCCAGCAGCGCCTGGGTAGTGAAGCTATTGATGCGAAACGGCGCATTTTTCGGAATCGACGCATGGGCGTTCGGCGCGGTGCCGACCAGACCGATGACGTTATCACCCAGGCCACCCATGGCCTCGGGGGATTCGGTGGCATTGACGGTAATACCGTTGTGCTCGAAGTTCAGAACCTCAGCCATGGTTATTCAGCCTTCTTCGGGGTGGAGTTAAGGACGCTGGTCAGTTCCAGACGGCCAGCGGTGCGCAGGGCGGATGCTTCGACGTCCAGCAGTTCCAGTTCCTGGCCAACGGTGGACCAATGGCCGCCTCCGGTAGGGAATGGGATGAGGACGGTGTAGGTTTGGCGGGTAGGCATAGGTGGGTTTCTCCGGGTTGAGAACGCCAAAGCCCCTTGAGGAGGGGCTTTGGGGAGGCGAAAAAAAACCGCTTTCGCGGTGAGGTTATTTGAGAAAGGACGGTTTAGATGGCCACTCGACCGCGTCCGGGTCGCTGCCTTGGTCCGGGATATCTCGCAGGCCCTGGCGATAGGCTAAAAACGCAGCCTTGTTTGACTCCTCCATTGGATAATCTGGCATAGCCGCATAATCACTGGCAGCCAGATCCTGGTCGCGAGCACTACGAATTACCTGCCACTTGATTAGCGGATGAAGTTCAGCAGGTACAAAAATCGGTTTCATAATTTCTCCTTAATTCAACGCCAACATAGTTCCCCAGTCACCTGGACTAGTAACAACACCCGTACATGCACCTGCCAGCATCACCTCGACAACCCCGGAGGCGGAGTTACGCATTGGGTGCAGATGATAATAAGCACCGAAGAGCTCGGTGGGTGCTACAACTGCAGAGCACCAGCGCCATTTGCCTTTTTCTGCCCCTGTGCTCCAAGCACCAGCAATTGCCCCCTCTACAACGCGGACAAAAGCCCCCAATGTAATGTAAGAGTTAAGCGGCACCGCGCCAGTCCCATTTGCAAGCGCCGTATCTACGGTATAGGGGAAAGCCAGCCAGGGACTCACATCGGCGGTTGCCCATTTCAACTGCCACACGTTGACGATAGTTCGCCAGTACTCACTGGCCCTAATATCAAATCCAGGAAACTGTTCACGCACGTCCGCCTGTACCTGCAACATGAAGTCCACATCCGCCTGGGGGCGTCCCGTGGCTTGAGAGGTAGTAGTTATCGAACGAAGTTTGTTGCAAGTAACTTCACCATGAATACCCCAGTTATCAATCAATTTCCCGTCGGCGCTGGGGTACAAATTGAAATTTTTAGTCACCGCCAGCCTTGGCAAGCGATTTTTAAGATCCAACAATTGCGCTTCATAGGCACGTCGTGCCTCAGCAATCGCTTTATCAATCTCTCCGACCTTTCCGGTGATAACTTGGGTAAGGTTATTCGCTGCACTGACCACGGCGGCCAGTTGTTGTTCTGTACTCAAGATATGATCTCCTTATCTTTTACAATGACCGGACAGCTTCTCAATTTAGAAAGCCGACAAAACTAGATGCCACCCCCAACACTTTCGAGTTTCATTACTCGAAACATGAGCCCTACCCCTCTGGCCATGTTGTCTACACTGGCTGCGGACAACGCTGCCAACTCATCGATCAACAACACATTCAGATTTTCACTCCCCACTAAAATCACCACGCTATCCCCCGGCAACGGCGAAACATCCAGCGTAAACTTCTGCAGCACCCGAGCCGCCGCCGCTTTATACGTCAGCAACTTGCCTGCGACGGAATACACCGCCAACAGCGTCCCACTGGCGAGATAAAAACCAAACTCGCCAATTTCATATTCCCCGTCGCCGTCAAACAGCGCGGCCATCCTAAGTTGGTGGTTGCCCAGGTCTTCGTAATCCACGATGGCGACCCGTTGGCGTTCGTCGCGCAAGGCCACTTCGCTGCCGTCCGGGTTGTAGCGGCCGGTGCCGGCGCCAATGTGGGTGATTTCACCTTTCAAACCCTGGTTCTTCGCCTGCAGCACTTCATCCAATCCCTTGGCGGTGAAGCGCACCAGGCGCGTAATGTCATCTGTCATGGCTGCGCCCTGAGGTCGTAGTCGTTAATGGTGTAGTGCAGGGCTGCGCCGGTTTGGGTAAGCCGGGCGCCCAGCACTGTTTCGGGTAGAGCGCCCCGCAGGGAAAACTCACTGTCACTCAACGGCGGGTCGAGCGCGCTGCTGATCGAAAGGCCGCCCAAGGTCTCGTGGACAATGGTGATGGTGGCCTGATCACGCTCGCTCTTGGCCGCGTTGATACGCCGAATCAGCCGGTTGTGGTCACCGCTGGACCAACTGCGCCCCACAATTGCCTGCACGTCAAAGGTGTACGGCACGCCGAGCGGCCGCTGCTGATACCAGGCGCTGATATTGGGCGTAAAACCCAAAGACTCCACCGCATGGTTCAACGCCTTGGGCGTGCCCGCCTGACGCTGGATCTGCCAGGAAAGCCCCACGGTCAGGCGTTTTTCCGTTTCGCTGGCTTGGGTATTCCATTCGCTGACACCCCGGTCGGCGGCCAGGTACGGCAGAAATTCGACGGGGGTTTGCAGCGGGTTCATCAGCGCGGGAAACGGCGGTACGACGCGGTCCAGCAGGGTGCCGAAGCCCAGGTCCAGGGCTTTCTCCAGTGCTGAGCTATTGGCCGGCAACAGGCTCGCTTTGCTTTCACTCATAGCGTGCGCACCTCCACCTCGACACCGGTGCAATAAGGGGCCTGGAAGGCTGTGGTGATGATCGGTTCCAGAGGTTCGAGAATCTGCAACTGCGCCGCGCCTGCACTGTGAATGGCGTAGTCGATCCAACTGGGGTCGACGCGTCCTTCGAGGCGATGGCAGGAGTCGGCGTAGGTTTGCAGCAGGCGTTGAGCCGCCACTTGGGTCAACCCGGAATCCGGCCCGGCGTTGATCTTGGCCACGACGCGGATTTTGTACGGCAGGATCTGCGCACTCTGCACGCTGACCAGATCGGTTTCCGGCCTTACATCCGGCCGTGCGAAATGTCGTCGCACGCCGTCAAGCAATTCGGAGGATGCGCTGCCGTCGCCCTCCCTGGACAGTACCGTGACCATGACTTCACCTGGAGCGGTGCGCCGCGCATTGCCATCCTTGACTTGGGCCGCGTAACCGTCCGGGTCGAAGGTGTAGCTGACGGTAACCACGCCGGGAGTGGCGCTCTGCACCTTGACCGACGGCCGTTCACCCAGGGTGAAGACCTCGCGTCGATACTGCATCCGCGAGCCTGCCGCCGGTGCATGGGGTGCCAGGTAGTAGCGCAGACGGGCATCGTCGTCGCTTTCCAGAATGGGTGGTATCGGCGGGAATGCGGCCGGGTCGCCAGGGTCGAGGACTTGGCGTTCCAGCCCCATGTCGGCAAGGCGTGCATCCAAGTTGCTGCCGGTTGCCCACCACGCCAGCATCTGCTTGATACGGGCGTTGTACTTGCGTTCATGGGTTTGCAGGCGCACGCAAAACGCTTCCAGGGCCAGGGTCAATAATTCGCTTTCATTGTCCAGACTGGCTTTGAGTTTGGGCGCGCTTTGCGGCGCACGGGTGGCCACGTAATCGATGACGAACGCCTTGAATTCCGCCAACAACGGCTCGAACGCCTCCACGGCAATAAGCGTCGGCTCCGCCAGTTGGTTCTGGCCGGGGATCAACATGCTCATGTCACGACCTCGAAGGTTTGTTGACGGTTTTTCCAGGAGCCGGCAAAACGCAGCAACAAACCAGCGCCTTGCCGCGTGGCGACGATGACCTCGGGTTGAAAATCGGCGATGCCATTCTGGGTGTTGTAGAACGCCTGCGCGGCATGGCTCTGGGCGAGGATCAGCAGGTCGTCGCCCAGGTTCTGACCAAGCAATTGCGGGATCATCGAACCGTACAGCGGGCGCTTCTGGCGAGTGCCTATGGGAGTGGTCAGCGCTCGGGTGGCGCGCTGTACGAACTGCAGCCAGTCATCCACGGCTGCCCCGGTGTTTCTATCGATTCCGAGCATGGCAGATCCTTATGCGCTGCTGATCACACGGCCCTGGTGATCCACCACCGGGCCACTTAAATGCACTCCGCCGGCATCCAGCCGCAGGCCGGTAGCCCCCAATTGCAGGGCAATGCTGTCGGCCGTCAGTACCAGGCTGGCGGCGCCGACCTGTGCGAAGACCTGCTCCCGTGAGCCCGTGACGGTGGTGGGTCCGTTGCGCCAATTGAACAGGTGAGTGGCATCGTCGTAATCGCTTTGCGTGCCGTCCTGATAAAGGCGACGCGTCAACGTCGCCACACGGGAGACAGGCGGAAACTGACTACTGTTGAGGCCGAACAAGGCCACGGACTGCGTCCCCCCTTCTCCACCTGCATAGTTGAGCAGCAGGCATTGCTCGCCCACAGATGGGATGCGGGTTTCCGTCTGCGCACCGGCGCTGGGGTTGAAAAAATGAATGGCCGGGGTGAGCAAATCGCCATGCCGAACCTTGCATGTGTGGCTGGCGGCATCGACTTCCTCACATACGCCAATCCGACAAAAACTGTCGGCACGGCGGTACAGGTCTTCGAGCTGGGCCTCCATTTGCGCCAGGCGCTCGATGATCGGCCCCAGATGCATGCGTAGTAACGCGTCAAACATGGTCTACTCCTGCAGAGGTCGATATTGATCGGGATCGTCGATATTCGAAACTTCCCAGGTGCAGGCAAACAGCGGTTTACCCGTAGGATCTTCGAGCAGCGGCGGCCCCAGATAGAGCGTTTGGCTGAAGGCCACCGTCCAGGTGTCGTAGTCCGTTTCGCTGGAGCCCAGAACGGAGGGTGCTGCCACAATGGCCATGGGCAGGTCGCATTGTTCGGCCGGCAGCCCCCAGCGGTTGTCTAGGGCCAGATCCATCAGTTGGCTGGCCAAGTCGCAGGCGTCAAAGGGCGCCGCACCGCTGGCAACCGTGACTTTGAGAGACACCGACAAGGCATGCGCCTTACGCCCGTCCAGGGCGCGTATTCCGGGGCCGTTACGCTCCACGCCGATCAAAATGCCGCTGGCATCCGTGGCGCCGTTGAAATCCTGGTGATTGCCCACCCGCAGGTGCGGGAACGCCAGCTTGAGCGTTTCTGCGATCGCGATGGGCAGTTGGGAAGGTTTTTCGATAAGTGTCATAGGGTCGCGTCCTTGCAGCAATTACTGCTGATCGGGCCGCGAAGTCGGCGTCTGGTTGACCCCGATACGCTTGGCCGCCCAGCGTTCATAAAGACCGATGGCTACGTCGGCCCCCGCCATGGCGGTGAGGCAGCCGATGGCGCCGGCAGTCCAGATCGACATGCCGGCGGCGTAACACAGCATCAGGGCCGAAACCCCGCACACCATGCACGCGCCAGACCTCAAGGCCAGGCGCCGGATCAACGACCAACCGCGGGCGCCCTCCTTGTCGGCGCGCCACATTTCGCCGGATACCCCGCCGATCAAGGCCAGTGCAATCACCAGCCAGATAGGCATTTCCGCTAACGCTTGCTGCTCGTTTGTCATATCACGCCTCCTGGCTGAGCAATGCCGGCTGAATGCCGGTTTTCCGGATAAATCCATTTATAGGTAGGCATTCCAAAAAGCCCGGTTGCCCGGGCTTTTCAGTAATGCTGTCCTCGAACCTTCGGCGCTACTGGCGCGGTACGGTTCTTTCCTCAATGTTTTTCCGACCACGATCCCTGTCTGCCGGATAACTGCTTCTGGTGCTTTACGCTGCACACCCGGGTCAGTTGCCAACCCTCTGAACCGTTAAGGCCGGTTCATCGCTGCCTGTTTCTTGTAAAGCGGTGTCACTAAAGAGCGTCGGCATCCTTGCCGGTATTGCCTGCCATCCCTGCCATCGCTGTGATGGCGTCCTTGCCGATGTTGCTTGCCTTCCTTGTCATCCTTGGCAGCATCCTTGCCGCCTCCACCAGGCCTTGTTGGCTGGCTTGAGATGAAGAATATGCATGTATGCATATACAGTCAATGCGTAAATGCATTTATTTTCACTCAGGATATGCTCATGTGCATTTTTGGCTTGGCGATTCAAGGGGTTACTGGCTTTTGGCAGGCGAAAAAAAACCCGCTGCTTGGCGGGTTTTGTCCTACTGAATTGGGTTAACGCGCGTACATGCCCCACCAGAACACATGGCCGAGGATACTGATCTGCTCGTCCTGGATTTCCTGGAAACTGTAGTCCTCGTCCGGATGCTCGTCGCGATTGAAGCTGCGCAGACGAATCCGGGATGGCAGGCGATAGAGCTGTTTGACCCGCAATTGGCCATTGTGATTGATGGCATACAGATCGCCATCGACGATATCGCCGATGCCGCTCTTGCCCGCATTGACCCCGACGGTTGCGCCATCGCGCAGCACTGGCAACATGCTGTTGCCGCGCACCGTCACACACTTGGCCTGGTCGAATTGCACACCATTGTGTCGCAAGCTGCGCTTTCCAAAACGCAGGCTGGCTTTCTCGCTTTCCTCGATGACGAATCTTCCTGATCCAGCAGCCAATTCAACCTCGCGCAGAAAGGGGATCGACACCTCATCGTCATTGATAGGGGTGTCGTCGTCCCACAGGCTTATGTCCTTGAGTTCCGAATGCATCGGGTCGCGCCCGTCGTCCCGCGCAGCGCCTACGGCCACGCGCCCGCGCAGTTGGTCGGTGCTCACGCCAAAGTATTCGGCAATGCGGGAGATATGCTTGTCAGACGGATCGACAATCTTGCCGCTGAGGATCCGAGACAGCGTGGACTGAGGCACACCGGTACGCCGGTGAAGCTCCGTTGGGGAGATCCGGTCGCGGTCCAGCAATTCTCTTAATACGATAGAAACGTTGCGTTTTTGCATAACGGCGATAGTGCCGGGTGTTTTGCAGCTTGGCAAATGCTAATTTGCATATTTTATGCACAGGTCGCGCTGTATCAGGGGCAGCGTCTCTGCGTTTTGTACACCGGTTTGCAACCTGCGAAGCGCCGACTTCACATGTTAACCTTGCGGCCATTGCAATAAGCAGGGCCGAGCGCCCCACCTTTGCCCCACTCCTTTCAACGAATTTGCTAACTATCTGATGAGTAAGAACACGTCCGATCTGTCCTCCCACACCCCGATGATGCAGCAGTATGGGCTTGATCGATGCGCAAGCCACGTTAGGCGGGGCTTTTAAGGTTCCTCTGTCTAAAACCCTAGCGTCATTTTGGAGGCTTTAGGGGCAATAAAACCGGGTTAACGGCAGGCAGTATTAGACAGTGAACCCCCCCCCGGCGTCCTGCCGATCTATATCAAATCCCAAGCTTCAAACGGCTGCTAAGCTGGTCACTCAAAAGAGGAAAAAGCATGCCGAATTCAGACCTACTCCCCTCCCTGGTTACCAAGCTCTATGAAAATCAGCTGGCACTCGAAGCATCGATCATGGAGCTATCAAACTGGGTGGAGCAACGCGGCTCCGCTGAGGTCGCTGCGAATGTACGCGGCGCACTGGACACGCTCAGTCACAATGAGGAATTCATCAAGCTCACATTGGCGGTGTTGATGTCGCCAGAGTGACGCCATACAGCTCGTCGCTTCGAATCGCATCAGTGGCAAAGCTGGATTACTGTATACACATACAGTAAAAAATAAGCAGTCACTCACATGCCCCCTACAGAACTAAAAAAGGAATGGCTCGCCAAATGGCGGAGAATCCTCGACGACAACGCGTCCCGGATCGATAACCCCGAAGCTCATCGAATGATGTGCCGTTGGGAGACTCGTGACATGTTAGAGGCAGGGGTCATCGATGAGATGGAAAAATTTGAGATGGATGAGCTGGCCGACGCGGCTTACTGGCATGCCGTTGAAGAGCTGGTCACCACACCTGCGGGATACACGTATGGCGGCTACTATGACGTCATTCAACGAGCAACATCGGAGTGCGTCGGGTACATCCGAAGCAACACCTATTACTCAGCGCTCGGCCCAGGTGCTGATGGGTTTGATGGAAAGGTGTTTCGCGACAAGAATGATTTGCGACTGGTGTTCCGCAACGACAACCAGACTTGGGCGATAAATGGGTTGTTGCTTACCGCGCCATCTGGTGAGCTGTACGATCTGGTACAGACCGCGCAATTTATCTATGGGCAGGTCTACCCAGTTATCTGCGATGCCGATATCTACCGTGCGCTGGTAGATTGCGCACAGGTCGCCTTGGAGAGCCGCGATTTTGAGAGCTATCGCAAGGCCCGTCCTCTACTGCTCTCCGCCCAGTTCACCAAGTGCGGTGCCTGCCTGGACCGATTCGGACAGCGCGAAGATTGCAGCAACTGCACAGGTAACGGCTTTGTCAGTACAGCTGGCACTCAGCCGACGTCGTCCGCATAACCTGCAACAGCCTCCTCGACCAGCTCGCGCCATTCTCCGCTGTCGATCACGCCTCGCTCCAACATGTTGTCGGCCAGTGCGAGGCGCGTTTCATAGCGATACTCAGGGCCGCCTGCCGTGAATTCGGCGTCATTGAGCAGCGCATGCCACGCTTCCATCTCGTTGACCTTCTGTATATCAGTTGTCATGACGAATCTCCGGTGCCGGTGTCTACAGTGTAGAGATCGGCCGGCGCGCGGCTGTTCATCAAGCCCGACGAGCGGAGACAGTTATGTGCGGACGCCTTTCACAGTACAGCGGCATTCATGACTTCGTTGCGGCCCTCAGCATGCCGAACGCCATGGTCAACTCGGTCGGCGAACTGCCCCTGGAGCGATACAACGTCGCCCCCACCACCCAGGTCGCCGTGCTCCACGTACAGGGCGAACTCCTTTTGGCTGATCCGGTGCGCTGGGGATGGAGACCGCACTGGGCAACGGATCGCGCCGCGCCGATCAATGCCCGCGTCGAGAAAGTCGCCCACGGCCCGTTCTTCCGGGCAATCTGGCCGCACCGTGCAATCACACCAATCAATAACTGGTTTGAATGGGTCGATGAAGGCGGGCAGAAGAAACAGCCCTATCTGATCCGACGGCGCGACGGGGCGCCGATCTACTGCGCCGCTATTGGCCAGCTACCCAACGCTAACGAAGGCCCAGGTGAGCATGACGGATTTGTGATCATCACTGCCGACAGCGCAGGCGGCATGGTGGACATCCATGACCGGCGGCCCGTGGTGCTGAATCCCGAACTGGCTCGCGAATGGTTGGACCCGGCCACCCCCAAGGAGCGCGCCGAGCAGATGGTGCTCCATCAGGGCGAGCCGGCCGAGGTGTTCGAGTGGTACAAGGTCGACACAGCCGTGGGCAATGTGCGCAACAAAGGCGAGACGCTGATAACGCAAATTGGAGGTGTCAGCTGAAAATCCACATGACAAAAAGTACGGCACTGATCCAACAGACCGTGAGAAGGATTGAGAGGCCCGCCAGTTGCTTGTCCATAAGGCACTGTCATTTTTGAGAACAAAAAGAATGGCCTCGATTTTTCGAATACGCAACGATGACTAATAGCCATTATTGCGTGATGGTCCTTACGTATGCCTGGCATGCCCGTAAAGCAATCAGTCCTCGATCCCCGTCGCCGGTGATGCCGAGAATTCTTTGAGCATGCGCTGGGTCAAGTTGGGCTCGACGGGCTGCATGAACCACGCCGACGGCGCCGGTGGCGGTAGGCACGTTGCAGCCACCGGCTGTATCGGCTGCGTCGATAAGGACTGACAGCCGCACATCAGCAGTGGCAAGGCGATCGCGCAGAGCAGCTTGGGTACGTTGGGCATCGGTCAATTCCTTGGTGTGTTGTTGGTCCTGGATGGCCAACTGTTGCTCGGTGGCCAGGCGCTTGTCCTGCTCGGCGCGCGCTTGGGCGGAGGCAGCATTGGTGATCTCCGCCAGGTCCATCTGGTGCAGGTTGACCTGTTCGGCGAGCTTCTTGCCCATCCGCCAGTCCTGCACCTGCCAGGTGCCAGCGGCGCTAAGGACCATCGCCAGTAGGATCGCGCCCAGAATCTGCCCGGGCGTCACGACATCACCCCGCCCGCCAGCCGGTACTGCTTCAGCAGATCCTCCAGGCGGTGTTCGCGCTGCCCGTATCCCGCGCCGGGCAGACTGGCCCAGATGTTCCGGCACTTCGCGATAGCCGTTTCAATCCGCCCGGCCACCACGTCGGGCAAAGCCCTGCACTCGCGTATGTGCTGCAGCGCCAGAAGGTCTTGGCTGATCGGGCTGAAGTCCGGCAGCTTGAGCAGCGCCTTGTAGTGCGGCCAGTCCTTCAGCATCTGCTGGTATCGGCCGGAAGCATTGGACGTCAGCCCCTTGCTGTTGATGACCTTCGACGCGCGCCCCTTGGCGAACGGGTGATCTGTGAAGTCCTTGAAGACCTCGGGCTTACGATCGGCTCCGGTGACGATCACGTCGTAACCGTCCATGGCCGTGGCCGGAGATGTGCTGGTGCCCTCGGACCAGGCGAGCATGTCGAGGAACGCCAACGCGTTACGCCCGCCGGCGAGTGATTCGGAAAGTCGTGCCATTGCTTTTCTCCAGGCAAAAAAAATACCCGCTCGTGGCGGGTGGCGGTGTTCGGCAGAAACTCAAGACGCTGGTGGAGGGCTCAGCCGGTTGATGGTTGCGCGGGCGGCTGTGCGCGCCTCTTTGATGTCGTCCGGGATGGGCGTGCCATCCTCAAGCAGGGCGAAGGCATGCCAGTTGGTTTCCTTCAGGTATGCGTGGGCCTGGTCCAGGCTGATCTCGTCCGCCAGATCCTGCGCCGTCTTGATCGGTTCAAGCTGGCTCAAATCCACCATTTTCGGGTTCCTCTATAAAGGTCGGCAGTTCAACAATCGGGGCAATAGGCGGGGTTGTATCAGGGAATGGAACTGCCCCGCTTTGAATATCGATAATGATTGGCTCGGCTGGATTACGGGACTCTTCAGGGCTATCCCAGTGGACTGGAAGAAGTAGCGTAAAGTTAAGAACCCCGTCAACTCGTTCGATGTAGTCCGTATCTAGGAAGAACCGATTACCGACCGCACTACCGGGCAAACGGTATCCTGCGGGAATTCCGGATAGGTCGATAGTCTCTCTGTTAATAGTGATTACGTCACCCTTAACCGATGCCTCCAGCAGATCATTAGTCAAAAACGGGAATAACTTAATCTTCATTTCCAGTGACCTATAATTATTGCTCGCGCATAAAATGTTTGAGCTGTTGCGCCATTTCTTATCACAAGATTTACTTGCGTTGTCGAAAGCATATACGCCGTCATAAGGGCAAAGTCATTCGCACCGTTTGGAATTAAGGAAACATAGGGTGTTGCAAAGCTAGAGTCTGGCCCTGATGATGCAGGCAGCGTTAGGGTTACCGTACCCACCGTGTTTGCTGCAATAGACGCGGTAGTACCGATGGGGCCATTCATAACTATAAGACCACTGACGAACTTATTTATAACCATTCCGCTTATGATGGTTCGCGAGTTAATACCGCCACTAACTGAGGAGGGGTCTAGGCTAACGTTAAAATCGTTGTACATGATGCGCCATGCACCCCAAGCACCGTTAACGCAAATTCTTTCTGCGCGAATGCTTTGGGTAATTCCGTAAGCCTCTTGATGATAGTACCCAGCGCCATGGACACTAACCTTTAGAAAAAATGCATTGCCTGAAAAGTTAGGAGGACCATTAGTATAGGTTCCGTTAAGTGCATACAGCATAGCCGTTATAAGAATGTTGCAATCCGTACCATTTCCCATAACTTGTGCGGTGCCACCATTCCACCCTGCATGACCGACCGTTAGTACCTCGCCAGCTTTCACGCTGTCGCGAAATGCCTTCGGCAGCCCCAGAGCGCTCTGCGCCCCTGCTTGCGTCGTTGCGCCTGTTCCACCACGCTCCAATGGCAGCGGCGCAGCGGGTGTGCCAATCCCCTGGTAGAGCTCCAAGGTCATCGCATTTATCTTTGCGCTCGCCACGCGGGGCGTGTCGCCACCGAGACCTGTAGGCGGCGTACCGAGAATAATTTCTTGTCTTGCCATGGTTTTCTCCAGGCGAAAAAATACCCGCATAGCGGGTGGTGTAGATCAATTGATGAGTGCCCGATCAGGTGCCGGGAAGTCTGGCGAATACCGCGCCGGGTGCGCCGATATTTGTCCATGGTGAGAGAGCGCTAACCCCAAACACCTGTAACCTGTTCTCTGAATAGTTGAACCTTACAGCTGATGTTAGCCAGTTTGTGTGGTTCTGTAGTATTCCTCGCGAAAACGGATTGATCATAAAGTACTCATCAGATTGCAGTGGTGCAACAGATCCATTCGCCCAGTAGTACGCCTGTGCTGTCGCATTTAGAACTACCTGACCCTGATATGACCATGAGTTATTGGCTCTCGTGAAGATCACCGGAGCGGCCCCTGAGTCGAAAATCAGCACGCCATTTTCGCCCCACATCCTGAGCCCATAATCGGCCTTAGTGATTGACGCGAACACCGCTGCAAACCACTTGCCTGTTGGCCTGAAGTCGATGTTCAGGGACGTTATTGAAAACCCAGTCCAAGCACCAGGACCGCCGCTAATGGTCATGCTCGTGTATAGCTCATTCGGTCTAGCCGAGCTGTTCTGAATGAATACGCACGGCGGCTCCGGCGTGGTTATGGCGGATGGGAACGACACTGACACCGATGAACTGCCGGATGCCTGATACGTTCCACTGTACAGCGCACAAAGCCTAGGTTGCTCTGAGTCTATCTGTACATAGCTTCCATCGTTTACAACAGATAGACCGAAATTCAATTTTTGAACCTCATTACAAGCAACCTGAACTGTATTGTTGATCCTATAGCGCCCGGCTCATTTGGGTGTTTTGAGCGTACAACAACCGAACCGACGCCTACCGACATAAACGGCATAGCGCTGTAGCAGTAGTTGTTAGCCGCGGCCTGGGTAGGAAGTATGACGGCTGTGCATGTTGCCGGGTTGAACCCGGCAATGTTTGCTGTAACTACGGCGCCCATGGCGAGCGTATAGACTGCATTGTGCAGCACCTGATAGGTGTAGCTGTCGGTATCCATTTCGAGCACGCCATTCGCGCTCCACGTCCTTACTCCATAAGTCATGGCGAAAGCCTCCCCACCAATACACGCAGAAGCTCGTTGATGTCGTATACCGAAAGGCCATCGTTATTGAGCAGTGTCGAGCCACCGGTGCCGGCGCTACGAAGCGTGAACGTGCCGGCCTTGACATTGATCTCCAGTAACGGCCGCCCCTTGGAGTCGACCGTCTCTGATTTCAGCGTCATCCCCAGAATGATCTCCTGGATAAAGGCCTTGCTGATAATTGCCTGATTGAGGACTACCTGGTTCCCCTGAACAACAAACATAGGAGTGAGCTGTCCGCTAACCTCGTCGACTACCGCAAAACGCTGCGCAAAAATCAGAAACTCCGACTGCTCGCCATCTGAGCCAAACGCGAAGCCGGAGGCGACCGTCTTTCCTCCAGCAGTGGTTTGGGCCTTGAACGTAACCATCGACGAAACCTTCCCGTCGGTGGTGGCCTGAGCTTTGCTGACGACCTGAATAGCTGCCGAGTTATCGCCGGCAACCGCCTTTAGGGTTTTGATCTCTTCGGCAGTGGCAGCTTTGTCAGTTGCCACGGCTGTCTGCACGGTCGTGATGCTTGCCGCGTTCGCCGCCACATTCGCTTCGACAATATCTGTACGCTGCGACTGCGCGAAATCCCGCTCAGCAATTGCGGACATCAACGACCAGGCCCCGGCCGAGGCGGTGTCATCACCCGCACTGCCCTGCTCCGAGCCTGCTGAGTCGGATTTCACCAACGCATAGACGCCTTCCAAGCGTTCGGCGGTGGCCGTGACCTTCCCGTCCACCTCTTCGATGGCTGCCTTGTTCTGGCTGATTTCCAGTGCCATCGCCGCATTCGTTTCGGCGATGGTGCCCAGGTTGAACCAGTAGTTGGCGTTCGGCGGTGTGGTGTTGACCGGTACCGCCTTGGTGGCCTGGAACAACTGCTGGCCTACCCGGACCATGTCGCCCTTGGCGTAGGTCTTTGTGGCGACGTACTCCAGAGCGTCGACCACTTCCGAGATCAGATCCTCCAGCTCCTGCTTAGCCTTCTCCAGACGATCGTTGACCGAGCCCGGTCCATCACCAGTAATCAGGTCGATCTCTTCCCGCAGGCTCTGGTACAGCGCACCCTTGCCGATCTTCTCGGCGAAGTACTTGTCGTACTCGGTCCGGTCAGAACTGGCCCGGCCATTCACGGCGCCCGGGATCGGCCAGAACGGCCCGACGTTGCCGGTACGGTCCACCAGGCGTGCCCAGAAGTAGAAGCTCGCCCCCGCCAGGATGTTCTGCATCTCGTGCTTGGCCTGCGGGTAGCTGAAGTCGCTCAGCTTCACCGCAGTGGTTAGGTCCGGTGACTGGCTGTACCACAACTCGGTGCGTTGGGTGTCCTCGGCGCCCGGCGGGAAGCCCCACTGGATGCCAATGCCATAGACCAGGCTGCTGGTGGTCAGGAACGCCACCGCCGGCGGCAGGCCAACCTTCCCTTCCAGGTTGGTCAAATTGGAGCTCTTCCAGATCGAGGAGATCTCGAAGGCGCTCACCGACCGAACCCGGGCCACGTAGGAGCCCGCGTAAATGCCGGTGACGTCGACGCTGGTCGAACCGGTGCGCTGCACCTTGATCCAGTTGCCGCTGTCCTTGCGCCACTCCACGTCATACGCGACCGCACCGTTCACGGCGGGCCACGAGATGTTCATGGTGCTGATCGCGAGGCCCTGGTTAACGGCGTAGCTTGACGTCAGCGTGACGCTCGCCGGCGCCGGAACGACGGTGATCGGCACCACGCTGATTGGGCGTTCTTCCAGGCGCGCACCGGTATCGATGTGCGCGAACTTGCTCGGGTCATACTGCACGGCCGAGATTTCAAAGACGCCTGGCTCCGGCCGGGCCACGCTCACCACCCTGTATAACGGGATTGCCAGGTCGTCGGCATCCAGCGCCCACACCAGTTCGGGTTCGGGCGCAACGGAGTAGGCCACGGTAACGGTGACCTGCCGGCCGCTGACCAGTTGCACGGTGCGCCCCTCGCACTTGCCGTCGGGCAGGTTGAGGATCAATCGATCGCCGGGCTTGGCCTGGGTATCACGGTCCAGTGTGATGACCTTGCCGTTCACAGCAGCGATGCGCCCGCCCACCGGCCGACCGGCCAGGAGTTCGTCGGCGATCGGGATCACGTAGCCAGGCAGCGGGATGCGCCCGTCGAGGCCGACCTTGAAGGTAACGGCCCGGTCCTTGGAGTTGGTGAGCAATGCCCACTTGCCCCGGCGCTGCGCCTCCGACTCGCGGGTGCAGCCGATGGCGCTGATCTCCAGCGGGTTGTCGCCGTAGCGGCGCTGCAGCTTGGCATCCGTAACGGCCGTGACGTCGGTGTCGTAGTTGTTCGCCGGGTTGTCGTAGCTGATCAGCGCGCGGCTGTACCGGGTGCGCTCCGACGCACTCGAGTAGGTGAACTTGCTGTCGATCACGTTCGCCCGGGTGTAGGCGAAGTCGAAATCAGTGGCGCGCGGCATGTCCGACAGCGTGAAGACCTGGCCCTGGGCCCAGTAGGTCATGCCCCGGTAGATCGCCGAAATGTCGCGCAGCAGCGACCAGGCGTCAGCCTTGCTCTGCAGGTTCAGGTTGCAGATGAAGCGCGGCTCCTGGCCGCCCTTCCCGTCCGGTACCAGTTGGTCGCAGTACTGAGAGATGCGGTAAAGCTCCCACTTGTCGACCATCCAGGGTTTGATGCGGCGGCCAAGGCCGAAGCGGTCGGCCGTGGTGATGCCGTATGTAGCCCAGGTCGGATTGTTGGTGTAGGCCTCTTTGAGCGTTCCGTCCCAGATACCACTGTATGTCCGCGACACGGGGTCGTAGTTGCTTGGGACCTGCCATTTGCGAGCCTTGCAGCCGACGGTTACCGCTGGAATGCTGCGGAACTGCTCGGCCGAAAATTCGATGTAGAGCAGCGCGGTGTTCGGATAGCGGATCTTGGCGTCGATCACCTCAGTGAAGCCGGCGATCTGCATCGTGTCGGAGATTTTGTTGTTGTTCTGGTTGATCGTCAGGCGGGTGATGCGCATCAGCCAGCCGGCGGTAGCCTTGGGTAAATCGATACGACGAGTGCGCTCGTAAAGGCTGGTGGTCTTACCGTCGACCGCCTCACTCAGCACCTGCTGGTAGGCGCCGCCGTCGGTGGCGAGCTCAACTTTGTACTCAATCCGGTAGCCGTTGATGTTGTTGCTGGCATCCACAGACTGGAGCGCCGGCCAAGCAAAACGCACGCGCACGGCCGAAAGCTGGGTGTTACTGATTGCCCGAACCCACGGTGTGCCGCTGCGCAGCTCGGTACTGATGGTGGTCTCGTTCTCGATCGAGGGGATGCCCTGGATATAGGTCTGGTCCACGGCCCCGGTGCGCCACTCCCACTTCACGTTCGGGAAGTTCATGTTGCCCTGAGGATCTTGCAGCGGGGTGTTGTCGAGGTAAATGTCGCGAGCGGTTGGAGTGCCTTCGAACTCACCCTCTCCGATGGCAATCAGCATCTTGGCGATGGCAACAGAGCGCAGGCTATCCGGGGCTTCCGTTGGCGTTTTTGCTTTCTCTTCGCCGCCCTTGGCGCCGTGGATATCAATCTTGCGTGCTGCGCCCATGCTTTCCTCCAGGCAATAAAAAACCGCCTCTTGGGCGGCTGCGGTGCTGCGGGTTTCTGCTACATCTGGTCTTCGGCGTAGATGGCGGCGCTGATAATTGCGCCACCCCACCGGCGCTCGCCTATACAAAGCGGTACCGGGTTACCGGATGCAGTGGTGTTCTTGGCGCTGCCGAAGGCATAGCCGGGGGTGTTCTCTGGCGCGGCGCTGGTCTTGAGGCCGCCGGCCTGGGGGCTGAGCATTTGGATTACGCCGCCCAGCACCATCGATCCGCCCATCATGATCAATGCCGAGCCGAAAGGGGCCATGGTGCCGAAGCTGCCACCGGTGATCACCAAGCCAACGACGATGAGTACGGCTCCAATGATTGTTTGTAGGGCGCCACCCCGTTTACTGCCTGTGATTACCGGTGCGATCCGGATGCTTCCTTCGCCGGAAAAACCGAGCTCTTTTTCTTCAAGATTTTTCGATCCGCGGAAAACCGCAAATTCGACACCTCGCGATTTTGCATTCGACAGGAACCGCTCAAAGCCGGGAATCTGGACGCACAGAGCTTTAACTGCTTCTGCCGGCGTCCTTACGACCATCCGAAAGGACCTCCCAAACTGACGAAGCTGTCCGTAGAGCAGGATCGTGGTCATGGGCTGATAATTGATGGCAAGTGCCGCCATGTGCTTTTCTCCAGGTAATAAAAAGGCCCGCCGAAGCGAGCCTTGAACAATTTGATTTGCCGCTACAGGCAGCCTTGCAGCGCGGTCAGCCGTTTATTGGCGATCCAATTACCCACCACCACGTAATACTTCGCCTCTGAGCCCGCGCCCTTGGGCTGGATGTCCACAAAATAAGCAGAGGCCTCAGTGAAAACGGTATAGCCGCTTGGTCTTCCGGCTTGAAGTGTTGCACCTGGCGTTCCGCCGAAAATTGCCTGATTTTGCCATTCGTACTGAACGCATTCAGCGACGTCTTTATCCGACTTTTTCGAATGCAGGACCTTGTAAGGGCCATCTAGGCGAGCCTCGTTCATCGTTGGCGGCATACACCCCGCCAGCATCGCCACCGCTACCGCCGCTATCAAAGTTCGCATGTCGTTCCTTCTTTGGTTTGTCTATTTGAAGCTCGTCGGAATGGTGGGCACTTCAACGACCTTGCCGTCCACTATGCGGAAAGAGACCACTCGGCTAGCGCCAGTCATGCCGTTCGCGTGGCTCCAAACCCACATCTGTCCGTCAGCCCGAGAAACGACGGAGTACGGAGGCCCCATAATCTGGGTCACCTGTTCCTCAGTCATTCCGATCTGGACCTTCCTGGCGTCATCATACGAAAAGCTTGTTCCGGCACAGCCAGAAAGCACGAACGCCAAAGCAGCTGCGGCGACAACCTTTGAAATCCGCATGAGCATCTCCTTGCCCTAAAACGCCGACTGTACCCCGTACCTGTCCGGGCATCCAGTGTGGATGGAATGCCAGTAGCGACTGATCCATGAGCGGTAGTAGCCTCCGCCAACTCAAAGTCGGCCAGGAGGCCCTATGTCCTCGCTCTTGTTCTACACGGATGAAAACGACGCAATTGTGGCCACGGATACGCTTTTACATTATTCCGTCGACACGCCCCCAGGATTCGCCAGCAAAGCCATCTCTATACCTCACATGCGAATGATCATCGCAGGTACCGGATCGGCGCTTCTCTTCAGTCGCTGGATAGGCCTTGTGAATAACCAAGGTTTTGCCCTCGATGTAGATACGGTCGATGCTCATGCCCCCCAGGAGCTTCAGGCCCTCTGGAGCGAACTGAATCGCTATGTCCCCGCCCTCCAAGACCAAACTGCAACGATCTATCACTTCGGGATTTCCGACGATTCTGGAAAAATCCATGGATTCGCTTACCGTTCTGTGTCGGACTTCAAATCCGAGCGTTTAGATTATGGGCTCGGGGTAAAGCCAGAGCTTATGAATAAGGCGGGTATCGACTTGGATTCGTTCCCTGCGTGTGCGCCCGACATAATGCGCGCGCAATCGCGACAGGAAGACGAAAAAGCCCTAAATCGCGTTTATATAGGCGGGTCGGTGCAAGTCACCCATCTATCCAAGCACGGGTTTTCCATTTATTCATTGGGCGATCTGGACTGAGCATCTTTGTGCCTGAGTATCAGGCGAGTTCTGTCATGCCACGGTCCGCCGAACACCAAAATCTCGGACGGCCTACCGTACAGGTGGTGCAGCAGGAACGGGCCAGGGCCGAAGGTGCCCGACTCTTCACCGGGCAGCGTTGGATCGGTACCCAGGTAGATCCCAGCGTGGTTCGGGTGAGCTGTCCGGCCAACCTGCATAACGATCATGTCGCCGCGCTGCGGCCGGTCGACACGTACAAAACCGGCGGCCTCGTAGTTCGCCTCGTACAGGCTGGCGTTCTCTGCGCTCTCCCACCAGCCATCGGCGCGCTGGAAGGCTTCGAATTCCAGACCCCATTCGCGCTGGTACCACTCGGCACAAATACCCCAACAGTCCCAAACCCCATGAACAAATGGGCGATTGAGCAGCGGCGTGCTGCCCGTTGGCGTGATCGACCTGAGATCGCCCTCGGGCCAACTCAGGATATGCCAGGGCAGCTCTGTAGCTTCGCACATGGCCAGGTCATGCGGTGATGGTCTGCTGGTGGCATCAGGATGCGAGTGAACGATCCCGATCACCTCGCCCAAATCTTCCGCCGCGGCGTATTCCTCGGGATCGAGCCGAAACTCTTCGTTCGGCTCCGTGGCGATGTTCCGGCATGGGAAGTACTTCTGCGCGCGCCCTATGGCCAACAACAGCCCGCAGCACTCGCGGGGATACTCCGCTGCCGCGTGCGCCTGAATCGCCGCAATGATGTGTTTGCGCATAGTCAGCTCCTTGAGACCAAGCTCACAGCGGGGAATCCACCGAAACTGAGCTCGTTGCTCTCGCCGAAGCGCAACTTGCACGACGACAGGCAGCCCTTGCACTGATCCTTGGCGGGGTCATCCGTGGGGTTGTCCTCGTCATCGAACATGGCCGCGCCGGTGTAGCCACAGTCCGGCCCGCGGTAGCCGTTTGTCATACTCCAGTGGCAAAACGTCGTCATCTGCCGGCCGGGCAGTCCGTGGTTGTCGATCTCCCCCGGGGAAGACAGCTCCCAGACCACCGCCTCGCCGTCCTCGCTGGTTTTCTGGTCGATGTACCAGATCTCCAACGCTTCCTGGGTCGGGTCTGCAGTCGGGTTGCCGTCAGGAAAGTTGGCCGCGTCCAGGTACTGGGCCAGGGTCTCGCGAACCGTCAGCTTGAACTTGAGCATGTCCTCGAAGGCCAGGCACAGCGCCGTGACTCTGCCGTTGACGTTGCCGGCGGCGAACGTCGGCCGTGAGGCTGTGCCGTCGCTACTCGAAGAAATCCCCTCAATCTGCACCGGCCAGGCCGCGTACTCTTCGCCCTGCCACCAGATCGACTTCGCCGGCAGATCCTCTTCCGAATGCTCGTAGGCCAGCAGTTCTTCTGGTGTGTGCGGAATGGCGTGCCCGTGGAAGCGCAGGTAATCCGCGCCGTACTCAGTCCCGTCAATTTCAAACAGGCGAATCTCGCCACCGGGCTCCAGTTTCTGGATGTCCGTGATCAGTGCCATGGATAGGCCTCAGGGATGAAAGGTTTGCTTGAAGGTCGCGGTGATGGCGTAGACCTGACCGCCACGGTGAACCGGTTTGTAGCCGTTGCACTTGTAGAGGCCAAGCTCGCCCAAGGGCGGCTCCCATAGAAAGCCCTTGGCGCCCTTGTGCCGATCGAGGAACGCCTTGATTTCCAGAACGCGAGCCTTGGCGCCGGTGAACGTGAGCGGCCAGGATTGGGACTGGTTATTGAGTCCGTCTTCGACCGACTGCTCATACCCATCGCCGAACTGCTTGGTCCGGACGCGCTGGGTCACATCACCCTCCGCGCCCTTTTCCGTTGCCCAGGTGAATCGTTCGATTGCCATCAGCGCCCCTTGATTGCTTTGTTGATGACGCCGCCCTGGCCCATGTCCTTGTTGCGTAGCTGCTGATACTTCTGCTCAACAAAAGCCGCCAGCTCCTTGCCAAACATGTCGTAGCCAGGCGCGTCGGCGGAGGACGATGCGTTGCCGTCTCCGTCGATATGGACCTCGACATTGATCTGTGTTGCGCCGGCCCCGCCACCGCCCATGGCCATAACGCCGAGCTTGCCGCTCGATGTCCGGGTCAGGGGCATGATCGCCTCCGGACCGGCCTCACCAGCGATACCCATGTTGCCGTTCGCCATGCCAAACGAGGTTGGCTTGCTGACGATGGAGTTGGTGAACGCGCCGCCGTCGGCGAACATCTGCACGCCGCCCGACCAGGCGCCGCCCATGGCTTGCGGGAAGTAGCTGCCCGAGTAGCCCCCCGCTGAAGCACCGAGGTTGGAAGATGCAGCGCCAGCAGATCCTGCGGCCAGCCCGTTGCCGCCAGCAGCACTGCCGCCGAAATAGCTCGCCGCCGCCCCCACCAGGCTGCCCAGCAAAGCGGAACTGGCCTGACGTGTCGCAATGCGCGCCATGTCCGCCAAAATCGACTTGGTGAAGTCCGCGAACGACGCTTTGCCTGTAACGGCGAAGTTGACGAGCGAATCCTCCATGGAGCTGAAGGCGTTGCCGAACAGGCTTTTCGTCTGGCCGGCGATGTTCCGCGCCGAGTCCAGGTAATTGTCCCAAGCTGCCGTCGCGCCCTTCGTCCAATCGCCCTGGGCGGCTTCCACATCCGCGTAGTTCTGCCGGATCTGGTCGGTGGCGGCCTTGTTCGCATCGGCGAGCGCCTGGGATTTACGCTTGAACTCTTCCTCCGACATGTTCCGCGACGGGTCGGACTTCTGGTTGGCCAACTCCAGGGACTGCTGAGCAAACCGGTCTTGCTGGCTGTTCAGCTCGCCGCTGAGTGCGTTTTGACGATCACCCTGGCCCACACCGAGGACTGCACGCTGGCCAGCCAGCTCCAAGGCTCGCTGCTGCTGCCCCAGCGCCTGAATGTAGGTGCTGATCGCGCGCTCCTGCTTGGCAAGCCGCCCGGCCTCGTTGGTGGCCAACACTTCAAGCTGGCTGTCGGCATCCTTCTGCGCCTTGACCATCCCTGCGCGCGCATCGGCTATCTTTTGGTCCAGCTGGATGCTTTGCGCGGCCGATGTGGTCTTCTTGCCCTTGGCGGCCTCCAGCGCGGTGATCTCCGCCTCGTAGGCTGCCGTCACCTGATCGCGCTCGTTGCCGATCAGGGCCTGGCGGCGCAGCAGGTAGTCAGCCTCGGATACCAGGCCGGCCTTCTGCGCCGCGTCCAGTTCCTTCTGGTAGTTTTTGTAGTCGGCCGCGATGGCCGCCAGGTTGTTCTTGGCGTCGTTGAAGCCGGCCAGGTTGACCTGAGAACCCGAGGCATTGGGGTCTTTGAACTTGTCGTTGATGTTGGAGATGTTCTTGTCGATCGCCGCCTGATCGAGGCGAGAATCCTTCGGGTCGACCTTGCGGATGTCTTCGAGCTGCCGCTTGTATTCCTTGATTGCCTCGGTGCGCTTCTGCTCATTCGTCCACGACGATTTGGTGAGCACGTCGATCTTGTCGCTGGCGACGATGGCAGCTTGCTGGGCCCTTCCCTGGTCATCGAAATACTTGATCCGAGCATCATCGGCATCACGCTGCAGCGTAAGAAAGGTGATCTGCGCCTGAATCTGGGCCCGAACCTTCGGGCTCACCTCCTGGGCGTTCATCCTCGTGCCGCCAACGTCGAACGCATCGGAGCCGGAGAGCTTGGACTGCAGGTCCTTAATCTGGTCGTTGTAGCTCTTCTGCCGACCTACATCGCTGATTCCATCTAGGGCGCCGCTCGCGGCACTCTTGATGCCAAGCCAGGCCCGCTCCCATAGATTCAGGTTCTCTATCACCTGGCGGGATCTGGTCTGTACAGTGTCGGCATAGGTGTCGGTCAGCAGCTTGGTGGCGCCGATTTCGTCGCCTTGGTCCTTGAGTGCGACGATCTGCGAATAAACCGAGGCTGTGAGGAAGTGGTACTGCTCGTTGAGCGACTTGGCGGCGGCCACTGGGTCGTCGGCGATCTTGACGAACTCGGCAACGGTTGCCTCGATGGACTTGCCGGTGGCCTTCTCCATGGATAGAGCCGCCTCAGCGATCTCCACGAAACTGCCGCTGGCGAGCTTACCGCTACCTGCCAGGGTGGCCAGCACGTCCGCAGCCTGCCCGGTGGTGCCCACGGTCGCTGCGACCTGGCGGGACATATCGCCCAACTGTCCAGCGCTTGCACCTGCATAGTTGCCGGTTAGGATCAGCGCTTTGTTGAAGGCTTCCGTCTCTCTGCTGCCGCTGTAGTAGGCGTAGGCCAGCCCACCTATGGCTGCGGCGACAAGGCCAATCGGAGCAGCTAGTGCCAGCAGACCGCTCATGGAGGCGCCAGCCCCTACGCCGATCTGCGTGATTGCCCGGGCACCGCTCCCCCAATCGCCGGTGGAGAGGGCATTACCGAGCTGCATAACGTTTTCCTGCGCTTGGCGGGTGCCGAGGCGCAGCTTGTCGAAGCCGGTGGTGGTTTTTTCGAGCTTGGCGTAGTCCTTGTCGATATTGCCCAGGGCTTTGTTGTAGTCGTCCTGACTCAGGCGACCCGCGTCCAAGTACTTGCCAAGTTGCTCGACTTGAGTGTCGAGTTTCGCCAGCGCGGCGCGGGCCGGGTCAATCGCCCCCAACAAGCTGTTGAGAGCTTTTTGCTCATCCAGTGCGGACTTGGCCAGGGCCACCTGCTGCTTGTCCAGCTGTGCCGATATCTTCGCTGCTTCTGCCTCGCCATAGGCGCCGGTCTTAGTCAGCTTGGCGAGAGCGTCACGCTGCTTTGCCAGGTCCTGGGTGGTTTTAGCGCTGGTGGACAGCGACTTTTCCAGCGCCTGCATTTCGTTCATCAGCGAAACGGCGGACTGCTCGGCCCGGCCGCCGGCCTTCGCCATTTCGTCCAGGCTCGTTTTAGCCTGGATTGCATCGGCCGAGTCGATCTTGACGCCGAGTTCTGCAATTTTCATCGACTCACCTTGAATAAGTGCCCGTGGTTACGGGCTGTTTTCCCTTTCCTCCGCCATGACGCGCAGGGCTTCGCCTTCCAGGACTTGAAGGTCAGGGAAGATTTCAGCGAGTTTCTTTTTCTTGATGCCGAGGAAGCCGGCCACGTCGCGGATGCTGCTGTAGTCGAGACCGATCGCGCCGCTGGTGCCCGCCCGCCACTGTGTGGACATCCTGTTGAACAGGAGGAAGGCCGGCCAGTTGCAGGGCCAGACTTCCACATCGTCCTCATCGAGGTCGGCAGCCGTCAGCCCGAGAGCAGCCAATTGCTCAGCAGATTGGCCGCTTCCGTACATTGCTTTGGCTGCCGCTATCAGTTTCCCAGGCGAGCCTGGCTGAATGCGCTCTGATAGGCGCTCACGACCGCTTCGGCTGTGCCATAACAGGACTTAACAAGGGCCTGGATGCTCTTGTCGTCAAACTTGTCATCGAACCCCCACCCAACGACGAGATCCTTGATTTGCTGCACCTGAAGCTCGGTCTCGGCAGAAACGACATCGGACAAAGTGGTGGCTTCGCCGAAGCTCTCGCGCATCTCCTTCCCCTTTGCGCTCCAATCATCGAATAGGGCGGCAAGCCCCGGGCGATCCCGATACTTGAAGGTGAACTCGATTTTCTCGGGCTCCTCTCCAACAATTGGGATCAGCACGAATGCCTTGAATGTAGGGTTCTGGGCGATCCTGATCTTTGCCATGGGAACTCCTTATGCGCCAGCCAAATAACGGAGCGAACGAGCGGAAAGCCCGATGCTGATGGTGCGCGTCATGACGTTGTTGCGCTCCATGGTTGGGTCAGGAGTAATGCTCACATAGCCCGGGTAGAGAATCTGGTCACCGTTACGCAGCTTCATGCGGACCACCGCCAGTTCCTTGGTGTCGTCGTACCCTTCGACGGTCTCGACGTATTGAGCCGTTGGCTGGTCCTCCACCACGATGGTGATCGTGGTCGGATTGCGGTTTGTCGGGAACTGTTTGTCGTCGTCATCTTCCAGGTAGCCGACGGTTTGGTACTGCTGCTCACCGCCTGAGGACGTGAAAGAAGTCACCTTGGAGATTTGCGTCCATCCGGACACGGGAATCACAGAACCGGCGCCTGCACCGACGGTGTATTTGTCGGTATTGGTCGTGTTGAGACCGGCCAGAGCGAAAGCATCTGCAGTAATGCCGGAAGCCTTTACTGCGCGGTCGTTGATGAGCGCCCAGCCAGAGTTGATCAGCAAAACGTCGCCATTTTCAATGCTGTGCCCTACAGACGCAGCGACTGGCGATTTCGCATTGGTCAATGCGGTGAAAGCGACTGCGGAGCCCATAACGCTGGCGATCTCCAGCACAGCGCCGTTCGGCAGCGGGAAGCGTGCGGCCATGGTGTATTTCCTCTTGAGTGCCCGCCTGACGGCGGTAGGTTATGCCCCAGCGGGCGGTTGGTCTGCGACACCCAGGTAGGTGAAGCTGGCCGGGACCGTGTAGGTCGCCGACTCTGTGATAGTTGGTCCCTGATCTACTGGCTCAGTGATCAGGCCATCGAAACCGTTACGGGTCAGAGGTGTGTCGACGCGGAACAGCCGGGTCAATTCGTCAATAAGCGTCTCGGCGGTGGCCAAAGCCTGGCCGGACGGACAAACGATGCTGACCTGATAAACACCGGCGTACTCGTAGGCCTCCCCGCCGAGATAGCGGCAGGTGGTGCTGGCTGGAAGTTGAAAGGCTTGGAGGTAGGTTTCAGAAGAACCCGGAGTGAACGGTTGATTTGGGTAGGCCACCCTTATCGGGCGCGCAGCCGCCCATGCGGCCAGCTTCGTTTCGATGGCCTGACGGGCGCGTGCGTGACTCATACTTGGTTGTTCCTGATGGCCTCCAGCACGATCTGCTGAAAGCGAGCCACAGTTACCCGAACCATGCCTCCGGGGGCCTGGGTTGAGTGGCCGAACTCCAGCGGAATCGCGTAGGGCAAGTTGTTGATGATGTAGGCCATTTGGCCAGCGGTGAAATCACTCATCGCGGCAACCATTGCAGCGGTGGTTTCGGCGCCGCTCGGGTCAACCTCATCAAAGGTGACGCTCTCTACCACGCCAAGCGATATGTGCCAGTTCGCCCGGAACCGGCCGCCGACGTAGTCCTTGCCAGCCACCAAACCGTTCACGTTGAAATTCTGGTCGCGCTCGGTCTTTGTCAGGGGCTTGGCGTACTTCACACCCTTTCGCAATTTGCCGGCTTTGGTGAAGTTCGACTCGTTGAGGTTGATGATCGTATTGCGGACCGCGACCTTGAAGTCATAGTCGTCGGCCGCCCGAGTGTTCGCCTCACGGTGAGCAACGTTTGCGGCCCAGATCTCCGGGTTACCCACGGGAGACATTCGAATCAGGCTGCTGCCGACCTCGATGATGATCTCGCGCACGCTGGCGTCGATGGCTTCGCTGGTTTGGGCGGCGAACTCGGCCAGGCTCAGGGCGAAGCTGCCGGATTGACCGGCGCCTGCCCGGCTCAAGACCGCACCTGCAGTTCATACAGAATCGGCGTGCCGGCCGGATTGACCTCTTTCAGCGGCGGAACGATGGACCAGGTGCGGCCCTGGGCGCCCACCTTGTCCAGCAAGCCCGGCACCCAGGTCAGCCCCTGCGCGGCGATCTTGAGCTTCTTGTCGCCCTGTTTGATCAGGCTGTTGTTCTGGAATTCTTGGCCGGTGAAGTCGAGCAGGATGCCCTGGGCAATTTGCTCGACGGTTGCGCCTGGCGCTTCGCCGCCCGTCTCCGGGTCGTACTCGCCCGGCTCCGTCTTGCTGATGGTCACGGGCTGGCCGAACTCTGTGATCATCTCCAGAGCCATCACGGCCATTTCATCGTAGAAGGTGGCCATGATTTCTCCAGAAGTTTCTAGTGGGTAAAGTCTGATCTCTTTAAAAAGAAAGCACGCAAATATAGAAGAGCAAATGCAGGAATTGCGGCCGCAGACAAAGCAACCAGCCAATTGCTGTGGCTATCGTCGTAAAACTTGTACGACATAACCGCCTGAAACAGTGCAATCAAAGGCAGACTGCATAACGCAATCATTCGTCGCCTGCTTCGATGCAAACTTTGATTCCGCACTGATGCGCTAAAAAACAGAATGAGCCACAGAAAAAACCACTCTGTGATCCCCGTTAAAATCAAAGCTAGTGAAATTAGATCTATGAGCAAATCAACTATCTCCATCCATCACCAGGCCAGAATATTGAAGATCGTTTCCAAGCTTCTATTCTAGGCTCTAACGGCAAATAGTCCGCGCCGCTGCAAATAGTCGGAAAACTGCGTAGCGCTGGGTCGATCAGGCGCCGCTGGCAGCAGCCGGTTACTGGTAGACGGAATAGCCGCATACTGTCGCGTCACCGCCCCCTCAACACGATCCAGCAGCACAGCTCCTTTGCGCTTCTCCACCGGGTCGATATCGTCCTGATGAATCTCGGCGGCCAGGGCCATCTGGCCATACTGGATGCGCGCCGGCAGGTAGTTGTTCGGCTTGATCTCCTGATCCAGCAGCACTTCCCGGCGCGGCCAGGACAAGGCCTGCTCGCTGCTCATCTTGCGGCCTTTCCAGGTCTTGCCATCCATCGCCAAGGCGGCCCGGCGCAGCAATGCTTCCTGCTCGGGAACGCCTGCGGGGATAACCGTGCCGAATTTCACGGCATACATGGCCAAGTCCTCAGCGCTCGCGTAGCTTTCGGCGTCAGGCTTGCCGGTGCCGTCCTCGATGATGAGTGTCATGCGTCAACTCGCTGGAATGGTTTGAAGATTGGCCACCGGGTAACCGGCAGCCAGCAGTATCACGCCTTGGGCAGATCAGCGACGAGCTTTTCCAAGGAGTCTTTCGAGGCGTTGGCCCGGTATGGCACCTTCGCTTCGTCGAGCTTGGCTTTCAGGTCGGCGATTTCTCCAGCCTCATCAGCCGGCGGCGTGATGGCGGCCTTCTTCAGCGCTTCAACCTCGCCGCGCAGTGTGTCGACGGTCACGAGCAGGCCGTCACGCTCAGTAGTCAGCTCTCCAACCGAGGTGTGGATGGTGCCCAGCACGCCAAACAATCGCAACGCGATTTCACCAAATTCGGGTCGCTGAATTTCGCCAGCTTCCAGGCCATCAACCAGCAGAATGAGCGCGCCATTTTCAGTCCGCAACCTGGCAATTTCCTCAGCCAGCGCATCGGATAGTCCCGCTGGCACGCTGACTGCGGAAGGTGCTGGAGTCTCGACGACCGACACGTCAACGCCTGCAGCCTCATAGGCAGCGACGATATCTGGATGTTCGCCAACGACTACCACCGCCGTCGCGTCGCGTTCAATGCCGCGAAATAGACTCGCAGTCCGGTAGCGCTTCTCCGGATCAAAGCCCTCAAGCTGGTTCGTGTAAATCAGTTCCATGGGAATCTCCGTAGCGGCCGTTGCCGACCGCTTCCTGGGGTGAATATCAGCCGCCGGCTGGTGGCGTAGTGGTGAGGGTGATCATCACGCCGGCGGTGACCTTGTTGCTGTCGGCATGCTTGACCCAGTTGGCCGCCGAACCGACAGCCGCCAGGGTTGGGTTCGCGCCGCCGGCAGTTTCCTTCCAGCTGTAACCCAGGACGTCAATGTTGACGGTGCCCTCGGCGCGGTAGCCGATGCCGAGGTTTTCCTCGTCGTCCACATTGTACGAACGGAAGCCGGGGGCTTGGGACTCGGTGATCACCACGGCGTTCGGCAGCAGGCCGAAGATCACGTCAGATGGCGCGGTATCAGTCACCAGCACGGGCTTGCCCAGGGTGCCAGGCAGGCCACCATAGATAACGACACCGGCTTCTTCGTAGATTTTGTTGGTGATGGCCTCGTCGACGATGTCGAAGTAGGCACTGGAGTGCATAACCCACAACGCAATGCGACCGAACTTGTCGCCGAATTTGCGCATGCCGCGGGTCAGCGTCTTCTTGCCGTCGGTTTCGATGTTCGCCGAGACCACCATGCCGGCGTTGGAGCCGATGGCGGCGCGCAACGCGGCGGTGGCGTACTGGATGAAGCCTTCCAAGGTCGCGTCGGCAACGTCGGCACCGATGATCTGGGAGAACTCATCAACCGGGCGGCCGCGACGCTTGAACGCCTCTTCGGTGGTCTGGTACGGGCCGTATTTCCACGGTGCTTTGACACCGACGGCCTCACCGGCGCCGATCTTTTTGGCGGTCACCTTCCCGGTGGAGTTGACGTCGCGGTGTTCCAGCGAGCCGCCAATCTTGTAGAAAGCGCGCTTGCGGAAGTCGCCTTCGATCAGCTCGTTGTCGAGGACGATCGCGCCATTGGAAGATGCGTTGAACACGTCCAGGTTGTCCTGAACGCGCTCCAAGTATGCAGTTTGCGCCTCATCGTTGTAGATGATCAGGTCGCTATTGACGGTTGTCGCCATGAGTATTTCCCCTTACTTGGGCAATTGCAGATATGCGGTTTGGCCGTGCTTGCGCTGGTATTCGCGCTTTTGCTCGGAGGTCATTTCGGAGCGCTTGAATGCAGCCTGGCCGCCGCCCCCGCCCGGGGCTTGTGTCCCTGAAGCCCTTGGCCACAGGTGGGGTGCGCTTTCGCGCAGGGATTCCGCCCATTCGAGCGGAGTCAGAGGGGTCTTGCCGTCTTTGCCGAGGATGGTCTGGCCATGCTCATCGACAGCGACCGCTTCGCCCTCTTCGTTCAGAGAGAACACGCCTTTGGCGCGCAGGATGATGTCGTCGGTTGCTTCCGGCAGTGCGCCGGCTTTCAGTGCAGCGCCGCGCACCGAGTCGCCCAAGACCTTGCCCTGGAACTTGGCGGCGAAGGCTTCAGCCTTCTCGGCGCGGCCGGCGAGCGCCTTCAGTTGCTTGTCGTGCTCGCCACGCAGGCGCTCGGTGCGCTTGTTAAACACTTCGTCAACCTTGCCCTCAGTTAGCAACTTGGTTTCTTCGTCCTGGCCCGCTCGACTGAGCAGTCCTTTGACGGCGTCGATGTCGATGCCTTCAAATTGGGTTTCGAACTGGGTCAACTTGCCGGAGGTTTCCTTCAGCTTGCCCAGCAGTTCCGAGTTCTTGGTTTTCAAACCAGAAACGGATGCTTCAACGGCAGTCGCGATAGCGGCCTTGATTGCCGGGTTTTCCAGGTCGATTTCGTTTTCTTCTGCCACGTTGATGCACCCCTTGGGTATGTTTCGCCCGCTTTGCAGGCAATAAAAAACCGCCCGGAGGCGGCTGATTGAATGTGTTCGGTTAAATTCCGGCGCGCTCGAATGCCAGCGGTTCAAGCCCTTTCATTTGCGCCAGGGTCAGCGGCGCGAAGTTGCGATCAAGCTGCAGCTCCGAGAAGCGCTCCACGGTCAAGCCACCCTCCCGGAACAGCTTGGCACGCACCGGACCAATCGCCACATCCTGAAACGCCGCAGGCTGCTGCTGAAGCCAGTGGTAATAGTCGAGGTCGGCACTGACCTGCTGTCCGCCATTGGCACCCACCGAAGCCCGGGTAGCACCTTTGGCAAACATCGCGCTGAGCTTGGTCAGGAGAATGAAGGTAGTGCGGCAGTTCGGGTGGAATGGCGGCCTTGGGCCGGAATCCACCGGAAACTTGCGCTTGTCCATAGAGCGGCAAAGCTGACTGGTTTTGCTGTCCAGCGTGGCCACCATCTGGATTTCTTCCACGATGTCAGTGTTGGCCTTGGCCACCTCCATACGCGCCTGAGACGACACATGCTGAATCGCGGTATGTACGACCGTGGCGGCATTGCGGTTGGTGGTCGCCAGGATGCCGTCTTTGTACCCGGCAGCCTTGGTACCGCGAATGTTGCGGATGATCTGGAAGTTCGTCTGCCCTTCGAAGTAGCCCTGCCGAATAGTGCCGGTGACACGCTCTCGCTCGGCGCCGGTCCAACCCTTGATGAAGGCCTTCAGCAACTTCCCACCGCCGGTACCGCGCACGCTGAGCGGATTCTTCAGCACTGCAGTGCGGATTGCTGCGGCTGTCGGCGCAACCACGTCGAGCGATACGCCGACCGGTGCTGACCTGGCAAGACTGGTCGCCTCGAACTCGGCCTCATAGTTGGCGATATCCACCAAGTCGAGGTTCAGTTGCGCGCTGTAGCGGTCGAAGATGCCCAGCAACAGGCTGTCGACCTCCTTCAGCAGCGCTTCCAGGCGCTTGACGTTGTACTCGGTCAGGTCCGACTGGGTCAGCCGGTCGCGGATCGAGCGATCGATCTCCTTGAGGAAGGGGGCGAACTTGCCCACCTCCCCCGCCTTCAGCTTTTCGAGGAAAACGGCGTGCCGGATGGTGGCGTCATGGATTGCTTGGTTTGCCGCCATTTGGTGCGTCCTCGTTGTCCAGGCCCAGGCCGTCGCCCTGCTCCTGCAATTCGCCGTCGATCTGCAGGTCAGTGCGCTCTGGCGCGATCAGGCCCAACTTACGCAGGTAGGCCCGAAGGTCAGCCTTCGCGAATCCGCCGTTCTGCCACAAGCCGACCAAGGCGGTGATCATCTGCGGATCAGCCGTCAGCTCGACGAACTCCTGATTCACCTGGTAGGCAACCTTCTTGTCAGCGATGCCCATGTAGGCACAGCACCACATGATTGCTCGGGTGTAAGCCTCGCTTACGTTTGCCACGCAGCCGGCCAGCACCGAAGTGGAGGCCGACTGATCACCACGAGACTCCGTAGCGGTCTTGGTGGCAATTGACGCCACCACCATCCGCGCGCCCAGCTCGATCATCATCTGGTTCTTGTCGGCCATGGCCTCTTTGACCAGTGTGTTGGGCAATGGCTGCGCGTAGCCGAACTGGCCACCGGCCGGCAGCATCATTGGCGCCCTGGAGCCGACATAGACGCCGTTCTTCTCCATCCAGTCGCGCCACTGCTCATCCAAGCCGCTGATCCACGGCTGAGCCTGCCCACACCAGAAAACGCTGTCTTCATAGTCGGCGCTGTTCCGGTAATGACCTAGGTTGATCATGGCAATGTCGTACAGCGGTGATTCGTCGATGCTGGGGTCATTGTTCTGCGCGCCGACAAAGGTGAACGGGATCTCTTTGAAACGCCCAGTGACACCTTCAGGCCTGAATTCTTCGGTGACCGCCAACGGCCCGCCACCTTTCGGCCCGGACCTGCGCCAGACCCGGCAGACAAAGCCGTCGTCCTCCAGCGCCAGTTCCCGGTACTGCTCGACCGTCTTGAAACCGAAGCCGTCGGGAATCTCAGGCGACTCACGCAACACCACCAGCGTCAGCACGCTGTGACCGTTAACCATGCCGGTGCGCCAGTTGATGATGTCTTCAGCGCAGTAGGACAGGATCACCGAGTGCCCGCCGATGCTGTCGTCCTGGTGATAGTCGACGTACAGCCCATGCCGACCGGCCTCAAGCACCTTTTCAAGCGTGCCCTGGGAGTGCTGGTAGACGCTGACGCCGGAACCGTTGGCATTGTCCTGCAGGTACTCAAGCTTCTTCGACACCGTGAGTGTCGGGTCTTTATGGAAGGCCAGGCCAAGCAATCCGTTACGGGTGTGCCCGGTGGCGTTCTTGAACACCGCTCGCTCGCGGTAAGCCCGGTTCCGGTCTTCGTTCTCCGGCGACTTGTCGTGCGCGTTGATGTACGGGAGCCGATCGACAACCCGGTGCTGCCCGGCGCAGACGTCGCGAACGGTCGCCCAGCGGTCCAGCGCTTCAATGTAATCCGCCCGCTTGAAGGAGACGTCGTTGCTCATCGGGCGTATCCCATTTTGATAGCGGTGACCGGTTTGATGATCGGGTACTCGCGGTGGATGAAGTAACCGCCAGCGTCGTTCGCGTGATCGATCCCGGCAGTTTTGTCTGGCTCCCCGTTCGCGCCCCACACCTGCTGCTCCAGGCCATCGGCGTAGGTTGGGCAGGTAAACGGATTGACCAGGTAGCGGCGCTCGCCCTGCGCATTGCAGAAGACGGCGTTCATTGCGTTGATTCGGTCCTTCACCGGCGGGTTTGCCGCTGGAGCGATGACCGCGAACCCGGCCTGCTTGAGCATGGCAAGGTCGGTGATGCTGGCGTTCACAGACTTGCGTGAATCGCCCGAGGCATCCGGGTAGATCCTGATCTCGCAGGTCTTCTTGAAGTCATTCCCATCGTGCTGCCAGTAGCGTTCCTTGATGCGACGGATCATGTCGGGCGTGTCGTAGCCGTCGATCAGCTCATCCACGGCCCTGGGCAAGCCTTGATCGCGCTTGACGTGGGTGATCGCCGCCATCTTGCCGACGTTGAAGTCCATGCCGATGAACAGGGGCTCACCAGGCTTTACGGTGTCGAAGCATTCGTTGAGCTTGCGATCGTAGGCCGTGTAGATCGTCCCGGACGTCAGGTTGACGAACTGGCCCTTGAGGTACGCCATGATCAGCTGTGGTGGATACGACTCCATCAGGGATGCGATGTAGTCATCCGGCAGGTTCAGCTCGTTGTCGAAAGTGCTGGCTTGTACCAGGCCGTACATCTCTTTGAGCGAAGGCTTGTCCCGCAACTGCTTCACGAACTGCAGGAAGACGAACTTGAAGCCTTCCGGTGTCGTGGTTACGTCCACCCCGTTCTTCAGCCCGGGCAGGTTGTAGCGCATCCGGGCAATGATCTTGCGCCAAGCTTGCTGCGCCTTGACAGCGGTCAGCACGTCCAGCTCATCCACTAGAGCATGGCCAATCTTGAAGCCGACGATGGTCTGCGGCTTCTCCATCGATCGGCAGATCACAGTGCCGCGGGACTGGCGGCCACTGTAGATATGAACCTCGTGGTTCGCCTGGTTGATCTTCGTCTTCAACCCCCAGTCGTAGGCCACCTCATCCATGGTCGGATAGAAGATGTCCCGGATCTGCGGGTAAGTCGGTGCGAAGTAGCCCGCGTTGACGCCAGGCCACTCCATGAAATGCTTGCTCAGTGCCGAGCATCCCACCCAGGTCTTGCCTGAACCGAACCCGGCAACGAACGCGCGAAACTTGTGGGGCAGTGTGAGGAACTGAGCCTGCGGAACGTTAAGGCTCGGCATTCGGCTTCCTCGCATCCACCACGTCGACCTGGATTCGGGTCGGGATCACCGGTTCGTCGCCAACCTCTTCCTTCCGGGCCCGGTTGACGTAGATGTCGCCGGTTTCCTTCGCGGCCTGTTCGAGAATTTGCATTGCCAAGCCGATGTTCTTCATCGTCTCGGCCTTCTCCACGAAACGATTCATGGCGCGGAGTCGATAAGCTCGGTTAGCTATGGGTATCTCTGCGGTTTGCTCACGGAAACGCTTGCGAGTGTCGTGGAACAGGGTTTGCCATTTGAGTGCCAGATGGGAGCCAGCACGCTTTGTGGGGTCGTGCTGCTCTACCTGCTGGCGGGTCACGTCCACGTCGAATTCTTGCTTCACCGCTTGTGAGACCTGGCTCGGCGTGTCGAAACAGGCCAAAGCCTGAACGATGAAGCTCTTCACCTCATTTTTCAGGGCTGCCATAAGTTAGATTCCGTCTCACGCCTGTCTTACATCAGGCCAACTTGAGCAGACAGGTTCCGCAGGCCCTCGATATGTTCAATTTCCCCACCTCAGCAGGACTGTTTGCAGCGTCCACCAACGCTTGGACGTCAGGGCTCGCACCATAGCGGCGGACCACACCGACGAACTCTTCGACGTCGTGACCGCGCATCTCAAGCTTGGGCAATCCTTCCTGGGTGAACTTGGGAGCGCCGTACTGATCCTTCGCCTGGGCGATGTGGTACAGCTCGTGCTCTACCAGGGCACAGAACTCAGCCTCGGTGCACTGGGCGCAGTAGTCAGCGGCAAGGGTGATCAGGAACTCTGGCTCTTCGCCGAACCAGTCACGCATCTGCTGCTCTTGTCGGGCCTTCTGCCAACCACCCGCCCGGATCATCAGTTGCTCGGCCTGGCCCAGCACCGTCCTACCCTTCTTCGCAAACGCAGACGACGCCCACAGCACGCCGACATTCGCGTCGATGAGGTGAGCGTGCTCTTCGTTGTGGATACCACCGGTGGTGGCGAGGATCTCGGCCTGTATCCACTCCCATACATCAGGGGCAGGTTGCAGGGTGAGCCATAGCGACTCGAGCAGGTCGGCCGGTGGCATCGGTCTGCTCATAGCTACTCCCGCGCCACAAAACGGCGCATGTCGATTTCGTGGCGCGGTGGAATTATCCTATCCGCGAATGAATTACCCCACAGGGATCGGGATGACCAGACTTACCAAGATTCGTATTGCCCTCACGCTTGGTGCGCTCGCCGGAATCGCTCCAGTGACATTGATCTTCCTCTGGGGACTAATCTATTTGGTCATAGCCATCGTCTATATGGATAAGCTTGCCTTGCCAGTGACGATAATCGCCATCTCTGTACCGAGCCTATGGGGGTGCTGGAAAGCCTATGCAGCCGCAATGGCGAGCAAGCCCAGGCACCCACGTGACTGGCGAGTTATCGCGTCAGTCATTGTCGCCACTTTCTGGGCCTTCCCATGCAGCGCGGCAATGAGCTGGGATCTCACGATCCTATTCACATTTCTCATGCCGGGATTGACTGCAGCGATCATGCTCGCCGTGACCGAGTGCCGCGCTCGCAGGAATGGTCAGAACGGCGAGGTTACGGCGATACCCGATTGAGGGCCTCATCAGCCTTGTCGGCTGCCTTTGTAGCGGTGGTCGCCGCCTTGGTGGCCTTCTCGGCTGCCGAGCTGGTCTTTCGGGTCAGCTCATCCAGGCGATGGTCACGCTGCAGCGTGGCCTCGTCGTAGGCGGCGCGGATCTCGGCGACCTGTTGGCGGTAGGAATCAGCCAGCGCCCACTGACCGAGCTGGAAGCCGAAGAAGACCCCACCGGTGACCAGCAGCATCGCGATAAACCACACCTCCACCCGACGCCACCAATGGCGGGCCATGAACTGGATTGCGCACTTGTCCATCAGGTAGTACCTCCCAGCTTGATGCGCAGGCGGGCGATCTCGTCGCTTTGCAGCGTCACCCGCTCTGTGAGGTTGGCGACCTGACTGGTCAGGGCTTCGATCTTCCCTTCCATGCGGCCGACGGTTGCGGCCAAGTCATTGCGCTCCTTGGCGAACTGATCGGCGCGGGCCTCGGCAAGCTTGCGGGCCTCACGTTCGGAGTCGAGCAGTTCATTCAGGCGGCGCACGGTGCCGATGTCGGCGTTATCCATTGCGCGGTCAGCTGCATCCTTAGAGAGGAACTTGCGCAGCCAGAGGAATCCTCCCAGCAATACGGTGCCCGTTCCGCTCAGCCAGGTAGCTGTGCCTGGGCCAAGGTCGGTTGGGTCCATATTTGCTCCGCCCCGTCCGGGACTCTTGAGGCCCTCTTGCGGGCAATAAAAAACCCGGCTTTTTGGGCCGGGCTTCTTGTGGTCACTCCTAAACGCGCAGGAATGACAGGATGGGTGGATATTGGCTCATTGGCTCACTCGTCGTCAAGCGACATTTGCCACCAATAGGCCTTCATGGTCGAGAATGTGCTGAGCCTCGGTCAAAGCCTCGTTAACGGCGCCCTCCAGCACCTTGCGGATGTCACGCCGCCAGCGCTCTTGGGTCTTGATTGGGTGCGGCTCGTTTGACCAGTTGTCCATCTCGTACCAGCCGGCCGGCAAGACGTTCGTCGACCGCTTCCCATCCACGCCAGGCAGCTTTGGCAACGCCCATGTGACGACGGCACAGTGAAGGAAACGCTCGGGCGCTGGGGATCGCATGACCTTGGTCAGCTCCGCGATTGCCGCGTGTTTGCGCTCGGTGTGGGTCGAGAACTTCGCCACCAGCGCCCGCCAGTGCGCCGCCGACAGCGACTTATGCAGCCGGCCGAACACCCAGCAGTCGGTCAGGAAGGCAGCCTCCTTCCCGACGATCTCCCCCTTCTGCTTCGCGCACTGAACCTTTGGCTCGAAATCGCAGCCGCCGGCAGAGTTGATGGTTTCCGCGGCCAAGGCCCGGACTACTGCTGAAACAACGTTGCGATAGGTCATGCTGCCTCCCCCTTCTTCAGCTCTTTGGTCATTGCCCGGTACTTGGCCTTGATGGCCTTGATCTCTTCGACGGTGTACTTGCAGGCCGGGTGCAGCCCTTCCAGCCATGCCACCTTCTCGGCGCCGATGCGCTGGACTAGGCGGATGCGGTACTCCACGGCGTTGCCGGAAAGGTTGCGGTTGCACTTCACACACTGGCGATGGATGTTCAGCGGCTCGAAGCGAAGCTCAGGACACGCGCCGACGGAGCGGTAATGCCCGGCGTCCCAGCGGCTGCCGGTCATGAGGTCGTTGTCGTTCGGCGTGGAGTCGCAGCTGATGCACGGCAGGTGCGCGTCACGGAGGCGCACGTACTCGTTCACCGCGACCTGGGCTTCGCGCAGGTGATCCGCCCTGCTCTTCAGCTTTTCCTTGCGGACCTTGATCTCCCGGCGCCCTACTTCTGCCAAGGCTTTCCCGGCAATGGCTCGCCCCTTCTCGGACTTGCCGTGTGCGATGGCGCACTCGATCTCGCCGCACACCGCCTGCGCGCTTCTGGATGGCGTGAACATCACCCGGCACTCGGGGCAGCGCTTGCGGCGTGGCGCCCCAGATTTGATCGGGGTCTTGCGCTGCAGTGGGGTGCGCTTCATGCGGCCTCCTTTGGCGGGAAAACCGTCCAGTCGCCAATGTCCGACCAAACTCCGTGCTTGTGAGTCAGCTTGTCGGGCGAATAGCTGAAGCCGCCGATGAATGTCCAGAAGAACAACGGAATCCATGACAAGCCTGCGCGACCTTTAAGGCCATGCGTGCGGATGATTGCTTTCGTCCATCGGCAAACACTGGATGCCCGACCAATTGCGATAGCGACCCGAGGAATCGCTTTGCCGATTGCCCATGCGAGCCTGATCAGCACAGCCCAGCCGATCGCATAAACGATCACATCGAACCAAGTAATCACAGGGCCACCTCCTGCGACTTCTGCTGCTCATGGGTAAAGTCGCCCCTCAACGGCATCAGGTCTGCCGCCCTGAAGAATCCGTAGCCGTCCTCATCATCACGTCCAACGACCCAGCCCGCGTGCGGAGCGAACCACAAACAGCCATCCGGCTCGATAGCACCCTCCCCGGCAGGAATGAACACAACCAGCGACACAGTAGCCATAGCCGGAATCTGGTATTTCGAAACCAGCGTCAGTGCCAGGTCGCCCGGCTTGAAGTTATGGCTCATGCGTAGCTCCCGATCTGGTCAGCAGCACTCAAGGCCGCCTCTTCCGATTCAAAGTGGGCAGACAGGACCAAGCGCCAGCAGGCGTTGAACACGTCGCGGTAAAGGGGCTCAAAGGCTGTGTCATCCATCGAGGCCCAACTGATCGACTTGGCTTCCTTGCGCACGCCGTCGGGAGTGCGCACAAGATGAAAATGACCGGCCTCGATCGTCACCCACTCACGGAATGCCTCGCGGGACTTGTCCACGGCAGGAAAGCGCTCAGCCCTGGCCGACTCTAGGCCGGCGATGTATGCATTAACCGCATGCGACAACTGCCCAGGCTTTCCGCTCTGCGCCTCGAAGAACTTGGCCAGACCCTGTATGCCTCGCAACTCCTGACGAGGCACCAGGCCGCCGACCGGCTCCCAGTACTCCCACGCCAGATCCAGCATCGAGAAGAATTTGCCGTGGAACTTGGCGTTGCGCATGCGGGTGAATTTGCCGTGCACGACCTGGCCCAGCTTCCACTTCTGGGTTAGCTCGCGGTCGGCCTCGGTGGCGGGTACCAGGCCCTGGGCTGTGCGGATAAGGGCGAGTTCAGCCATGAGAGAGCCTCCCAAGCACAAACGCAGCTACTGCAATGATCACCAGAGAGACAACCCCGTAAACCAGCGCACGCCTGGCCGCTTTAGCGATTTCGTTGCCGATTCCATTCATGTCCGTTGCTCCGCCGCTTCTGCGATCAATGCCATGCGCCCAAAGCGCTCAGCGGCCTGACTGGCGAGATTGACCATGTCCGCCTCATCCACCACCGGCATGCACACGAAACGGATGCCGTGCTTGACCATGGTGTTCGCCATCTCAAGGGATTGGCGTAGCTGTGCTGGGTTTGCTCGCTTCATCACTTGCGCTCCCGTGCAGCCAGCATCTCGTCGGCGAAGCGATAGGCGGCGACCGAATACTCCGGCATCGATGTCCAGTTGTGGCGCTTCCCGTCGCTGTCGGTGTAACCCCAGCCGCCGGCGATGATCATCGCGTTCATTGCCTGCATAGCGATCTCATCGCGCAGACGAACAAGGTCCTCGGAGGCAGGGGTGAGTTTCTTTACCGGGCTCGTCATTGCGAGATCCCCTTCAGCAGTTCCTGCAACTGTTTCAGCTTGCCCACGGCCGCTGCGTTGGTTTCGCGCTCAGCCTCCACGGACAGCGCCACCTCTTCGATGCGACTGGCGAGCGCCTTCATGCGCTTGCTGAAATCATCAGCCAGGCTCACGACTTCGCCGGAAAGGCTGGCCATAACATCCAGGGGGCCTTCGGACTTCTTGATCGAAACAACGGCTTGTTTGGCTACCTGGGTCACGGCTTGCTCCTTGATTGTTTTGGGGGTCGCTGCGTCACGCTGAAACTTGCCACCTATCGGCTCACGGATGAGGCCCGCTTCCTTGAGTTCGCCGAGGGCGCGGCGGATGGCATAAGGCGATGCGCTAGTAGCCTTGGCTGTGAGGGCGGCGCCGTGGATTTCGTGATTGCTCCAGGCCGCCTGGATGGGAACCAGGGTGAAAACCTTCTGAGCGATCGAGGATTGCCCGGCGAGGATCTGCTGCTGTCTGGATTCATTCATCAGAAGCCACCCCGTGGATTGAAGTCGTTCAAAAGGGATTTGGAGGACTTGCGGGGCGCTGGCGCGGCGGCTTCTTGCTGCTGCTCGCGCTGCCCTGCGTAGCTGACGAACCGTGCGAACTCGCCCTGGTGCTGGAGCAGGCAGTGCCCGACCGATGCATGCCGGTGCTTCACCACGTCGATCTCGGTCACGCCGCTGCGCCCGAGGTCAGAATCGGCGTCACGGTGGGCAATCATGATGATGTCGGCGTCCTGCTCGATCTCGCCGGAGTCGCGCAGGTCGGACATTTGTGGCTTCTTGGTCGAGCGCGTTTCGATGCTGCGGTTGAGCTGGGCCAGGACGATAATCGGGATGTCCAGTTCCTTGGCCATCGCCTTGATGCCTCGACTGATGGCGCCCAGCTCCAGGTTCCGGTTCTGCTGGCGAGAGCTAGCCTCTGGCGCGATCAGGCCGATGTAGTCGATGACAATCAGGTCCAGCGGCTTGGCGCGGTGCTGAAAACGGGCGATGTTGCGGATGCGGCTCAGCGGCAGGCCGCCCTTCTGGCAGATGCGCAGATCGGCAGAGTGCATGCGGCTCACAGCGCCGGTGATTCGAGTAATCGATTCGTCGTTGCCCATGGCCTGGCCGGTGTCGATGCTGCCAAGTGTTACCGCCGAAGAAGACGCCAGGCTGCGTTTGGAAAGCTCCTTGGCAGACATTTCGAGCGAGAACACCAGCGCTGACTTGCTTTCGCGGATGGTCAGGTTTTCGGCGATACCCAGGCCCAGCGTGGTTTTACCAGTGCCCGGACGCCCAGCGATGATGATGACGTGTGAGCCGCGCAGGCCTTGGACCAGTTCATCCAGATCCTTCAGGCCTGTTGCGTGGCCGTTGATGCCCTCGCCATTGAAGCGAGCGTCCATTTCGTCAACGACCGGGCCGAGCGCTTCACGCAGGCTGATCACGTCCGGTTCGTCGTCTTCGCTGTTCAGGGCCAAAACGGCCTCTTGAGCGTCTGCGATGATCCCGGCCAATGGCCGTGCGTGGCTCGCCATGTCGATGATGGCCTGACCGATCTCCGCGACCTTCCGGGCCTTGGAACGCTCCACCACGATACGGGCGTACTCCAGGCCATTCGCGGCGCTTGGCACGCCGTTGTAGATCTCGGAGGCCCGGATCATGGTCAGTTCGCCGCTGGACAGTTCGTGGCGAATGTCGGCAATCGAAACAGGGTCTGCTGGCCGGCCGGCGGAACGGGCGGCAAGGATAAGCGTGTAAATCTCGGCAACGTCTTGGTCGTAGAAGTCGGTCGGGCTGACCATGGCGCCGATTGATTCAATCAGATCGGGTTTGATGAACAGGGAGCCGACAACGCCGTATTCAGCTTCCATCGCAACCAGTGGGCGATCAGTAATCATAGGGCCTCCAACACTTTCAGGACCTTGTCCTGGCGGGTCAGAAACTCAATATCGGCAGTCCAGCCCCGGTCGTTCTCACCGATCCAGTGCTTGTTGTTCAGGCAATCGGTGAAGTACGCGGTCCAGAACTCACCCTTGCGGAAGGGATGAACGCCGTTGATCTCCAGGTTCCAGCAGCCCTTGATCAGGTTCTTGCGTTTGGTCGAGAGCTTCAGGCACTTCGGCAGCTTCTCGCCGCAGACGGTGTTGTAGATCTCAGCGATTCGGCCGTACGGGATTCGATCAACCTTGGCTGCAGGAGGTTGATCAGGTTCTGGCGCGCCCTGCTGTTCCGGCTCAGATTCCAAATCCTCGCCGGTCGAAGCGTCAGCGGCGACAACTGCGTTAGCAGTTAGATTTGTATTTCTGTCTTTTATGTGTGTAATTTTCGACACGGTGGAAGGTGCGCTTTCTACACAGTGTGTAGTTTTCGACACGGTGGATTTAGGGTCTATTTTCCATTCGGTTACGGGTAGAAAAGTGATCGGATCACGACTCCCGCCATCACGAAACAGAACCCGCTGACGGATCAGGGAGTTGATTGCTCGGGATACGTTTGCACGCTCCGACACGGCCTTCTCCTCGTCGCTGTACATCATTTTAGAAATGTAGAGGGCCGCTACCTTCACCGCTTCCTTGTTGTAACCGCTGGTGAGCCTGTGGATCGCCAGGGCGACACGCAGCTCACGTCCTGAAAGGTCGGCACCTATCAAGGCTTCGTACAGGTCGTTGTCCATCCGGGTAAATCCCCCGGTATTGCGAAGTGGGATGACATTGCTCATACTTAATGCGTCCTGATATTTGAAATGCTCGCTTCGGTTGCAGCCGAACGAGACAAAGAAGCCCGCAAATGACTCATGCAGTCGTTGCGGGCTTTTTTCTTGGCTGGCTCGCTGTAGGAAAGCCGAACCAGAAACGCAGCCTTCTCTGCTGCGAATTGATGAAACTCACGGGTGCCCGCCTCCACCGGCACTGAGTCAGCGAGTTTTTCCAAGGCCTCATCGAGACCCTGATTGATATGACGCGCAGGGTGCGGGCGAAACATCAGGCCACCTTCACCGAGGCTTTCAATTGCGCCAGGGCGCTCTCGGCATGATCGATCTCGCGAAGAATCCGGGCGCGATCGACCTGGTCTACTCGACCATCAGCCATCGCCGCATGTGTCTCGACGGTGACTTCTGCAAACTCCAGGGTTGCGCGCCCCAGTGCGTCATGAATGTCGATAGCCTTAGGCTGGGCAGTCTTCACGATCGAATAGCCGAACTCGCCAGCCAGCGCAGCCAGTGGCCGCATGTCCTCGGTATGCAGCAGCAAGGAGTACAGGTGCTTCACGTTGAACCAAGCGCCGTCGTAGTTCGCGTTGGCGCGCTGGAGCAAGCTCACCGGCGGCATGCTCATCAGTGTCGCGAGATTCTTGGTGTTCGCCTCTTCGACAGAGGTGTCGCAAGCCCTCAGAAAATCCTGCATACCTAAAACCTCGAATTTCTTTACGTGGCGCCCTGCGGGTGCAGAGGCGATCATTTGCTCAATGGAACGGCGGACAGGGATGTCAGGCGGCGGTCTTCTTCGGATGGGCCTCGGAAAGAAGCCAAGAAGGTTCGAATGGCTTGCCGTTAGCAGAAGCTAGGGCCGCGATTCTTTCTGCGTACCGTGTCTCTCCGGTGTATTCGGTGCGGGGCAGGCAGTCGGCGGTAAGCCACTTGTAAACGGCCCGAGGCGTCTTGCCGCATGCCAGGGCAACCACCGGAACGCCGCCGGCATCATCAATTGATTTCTTAAGCGGGCTCATGTGGCCACCAAGCGAAATATGAACTTGCAGTACATATTATGTCGGAACTGAAAGTACATGCAAGGCCATGCGATATTGAACCTATGGTTCAAATCGAAGAGATACGCGCAGCGTTTGCCTCTCGCCTCAAAAAATCCGTTGCCGCAAAAGGCATCGATCAATGGGGCGCGGGCGCTCGGCTGTCTGAAATAGCCAAGGTCACCCCGAAAGCAGCCAGCAAATGGCTGAACGGTGAGAGCATTCCAGGTCCTGCCAAAATGCAGGCTATAGCTGAGGCGCTCGACGTGAAAATCGAGTGGCTACAGCATGGGGCAGGTGATGAGCCGGGACACTCCAGCTTACACATGACCAAAGACCCAGCGAGCGCAGATAGGCTGTCTGCCGCCGATCTAGTGCGTGACATGCTTGAAAAGCACGGAAAGGGTTTGCCAAAAGAAGTACGCCAGCGCATTGCGTCAGCGGCAAATGAGCCGGCGAGCAACGTCATCACCGTCGACTTCTCCCGCCCCGGCCAGGTCGGTGACGAGGTGTGGATCGCTCACTACGACGTTCGCGCAGCCATGGGCGGCGGGCAGATCCCGCACGAATACCCGGAAATGCTCCAGGATATCAGGGTCAGCCCCAAGCACCTGCGCGACCTAGGCGTCACCTTCAAAGAGCACTTCCACCTCAAGATGATCACCGGGTGGGGTCAGTCGATGGCCCCCACGATCAAGGACCGGGATCCGCTGCTGGTAGATATCACGATCCGGGAGTTCACCGGCGACGGCATCTACCTCTTCTCCCACGACGACATGCTGTACGTGAAGCGCCTGCAGAAGAAAGGCAAGGACCGCTTCAAGATGATTTCGGACAACAAGCACCACGCCGCCGAGGATATCCGAGTGGACGACACTCACATTCTGGCTCGGGTGCTTTACGTGTGGAACGGACAACCGGTGTGACGACATGGCCCTCACTAAACCCAACCAGCAGCTGCGTCGCGACCTGAAAGATGCTGCGGCCCTGCTCAAGTGGTCGGGCGTCGACCTGAAGCAGGCTGCTGTAAAGCTTTCTGATGCCGGCCAGGAAGATGACGCTCGCGAACTGATAGCGATCGCTATGAGGTTCCAGGAGGTCGAGGAGCTGATGGATGGGTATGCGGATGAGGTAAAGACGGCGCATATAACGCGCGTCAGTCGCTAGGTAAATAATCGCACAGATAAATGCGGAGAACATGGCTATGACGCAGACTGCAAAATCTGAGATTGAAGCTTACTCGGCGAACCTTGAAGCTATCGCCGAAACGCTGGCCAGTCAGGCAGTGGAATTAATGAATGCAGGCCTTATCGATCTCGGCGAAGCAGCCCTGGAGCAGTCCGTAAAGCTCAGAGACGCCATTGAGCGCCTTCGAGCCATAGATCTGTAAGGACGCATTATGACCCTCGACAAACCAAACCAAGACCTTAAGCGCGACTTGCAAGGCGTCGCCTCCGACCTCAAGTGGTCAGCCGTAGAGCTGATGAGGATTGCGGAGCGGCTGAGCCTTGCAGGGAGCGAGGCGGACGCCCAGGCCGTGCTGAAGATGTGCACCGTGTTTCATGCTGATGAGGATCGACTGGCGGGTTATGCGGATGAGGTGAAGGACTGCCGGATAATTCGGACTGCGGAACAGCGCAAATGACTGCATGGCGAGAGCAAAGCTTCTGGAGCAAGGTGGGGGTCATTGCCTGGCTGGCGCTGCTTATGATGATCCCCGGATACTCCGACGCAGCTGGTCTTAGCTGGGGTTCATCCGGCCGCAAGCGAGTCTTCAGCCCTGGCTTCGTTGTGCTCTGCACCATCGTGGCGGTGGTTGAGCTGATAGCGCTGAATCACTTTTATGGCAGCGGATGAGGTGAATGCGGGAAGCATAATCAGAACGTAACCGGGCCGTACGACTAAGAAGGTTACGCATTTAAATTTAGCTCAGGGATAGTGCGGCTATGTCGGACCTAGTAACAGCTGTCGAAATTGTTCGACAAAGCCATCAGGGAATATCCATAAAGCCTTTCATTGTTCGTGCTGACGATGGTGAAACCTACTTTGTAAAAGGGCTTTCCAAATCTGGCGGTCCGGCACTGATATCGGAGTTACTCAGCGCAGAATTGGGCAAAATTCTCGGGTTGCCTATTCCTCCATGGAAAAAGATGGTCGTACCTCAAGACCTGATCGACTTCAGCGTGGTTCCAAACGTCTCCGATCTGGAGGGGGGATTAGCCTTCGCATCGCAAGCGGTCGAAAGCGCCGTAGATTTCAACATTGCCCATCTGAAATCCACCCCTCGAGACCTGATGAGGAAGGTTCTACTTTTTGATTGGTGGGTACAAAATGGTGACAGGATTCTCGGTCCAATGGGTGGGAACGTGAACCTTCTATTGGACAGCCGTGGCGAGCTAGCCGTCATCGATCACAACATGGCATTTCATAAGTCATTCAATCAGGAGGAATTTCTAGAAGAGCACGTATTCTGCGAGTGCCGTAAAGATTTTAGGGACTACCTCGTTCGTCAGGAATACACTGATATCCTCAGCAAGGCGCTGTCGAACTGGGATACGATCACCACCTTTTTGACCGAAGACTGGCTTTATAGGGATGCAGACCTCATCGACCTGACAGAGCCAACGCTAGCAAGCCGGCTAGAAATTCTGCAGATGTTCAAGGAAGAGCGATTCTGGGGGGCCCTATGAGAATCATATGTAATTATTCAATTTTGAGGTTTCTCCCTTACCCAGAGACGGGTGAGTTTGTAAACATCGGGATAGTGTTGTTGGCCAATAACGGTGATTTTCGTTTCGTCGTAGAGACCAAACGCCAGCGCGTAACAACATTTTTCCCAAGTCTTGATGCCAAGATTTTTATCAGGGCACGAAAAGAAGTAAATGCTGAGCTTGCTAGGCTCAGCGGCTTTTTCACGAGCCATAGATCTGATCGCCAAGCCCTCTCTGCGACATTCAGCCACCTGGTGCATCCGCGGGAAACGATGATGCGCTTCAGTGAGCCTGGATCAATAGTTGCGGCAAATTCAGACCAGGCACTAAAGGCTCTATTTGACCACTATGTGAAGCACAGCTTTGCAACAAAGGAATATCAAGAAGCAGCTCTAGAGAAACAGTTAGGCAGGCTGTTGGCTGACGTTAATCTGAAGCAGCACTACGTGGATCGAAAGCTGGGCTCAGCTGACTACCCAGTGAAATTTCCATTCGTACTGATCCAGGGCGGTAAGCCTGTGCAGGCAATCAAACCATTGCACCTTGGTCACGAAGAATCCGGAAAAATTTATGAACACGGGGATGCATGGATATCACGAGTGCGACGCCTAAGCGCAAAGGGCCAGCTACCACCTGATACCTTGTTTGTCGCGGGCCCTCCTATCGCTGGAAAGCCGAAGCTTTTTAAGGCTTATAAAGAAGTTTCAATAGAATTGAGTGCGTTTCCAGAGGTTCGCGTGATCAGTTCAGAAGAAGATCGAGCAAGCATGGTGAGTCTAATTAAGGAAGGCATTCCAGCCTCGGCTGAAATAGCTTAGGTAAAGCCCGGCCAAGCGCCGGGCTTCTTGTTTCTCCACCTTGAGATGATAAAATCTGTGCCCTCCTCTCGAATGGACTCGTTTTTATGCGCCTATCCTTGATGCCATTGGCCTTCTGCGCCCTATTCACCTGCATTTCCTTCACCGCCCAAGCAGAAACCCAAAAAGAGAGAGACCTCCACTGCGCGGCCTACTACGAAGTGCTTTCAGTAGCTGGTGACCAGCCAGACATAAGCCGCAGTCAGTCCTCAAGAGCCTCCTATGTACTATTGGTGCATGCTGGCTATACCCCGGAGGCTCAGGAAGAAGTTGCGCAAAAAATGGTGGAATTGCACAAAGAGACACCAGGGCGGATGACGCCAGCTAGCACTGCCAAGCTGCGTGAAAAATACGACGCCGAATGCAAAGTCCTTCTGAAGGCCGCCATGTGAAGATCCTGGTACTTGTGAGAGCTGTTACCCTGGCGGTAGCAGCATAAGCAGCCATCATCGAGCCCGGCCCTGCGCCGGGCTTCTTGTATCTGGCGAACGCTCTGCTCTGCTATTGTGGCGCCCTCTTGATGCAATGGAAGCAAAGAAGAATGGACTCATGGAAGACTCTAGCGATCGCACTGCTGGCATCGGTCAGCACGCAGGCCGTATCAGGTGATGGCGCCAACCCTATCGCTGCCGCGATATTTCTCACAATCTCCGCGCCAACTATTTTAATTGGCGCGACCACATCTCTCACAACCGAGCCGCCTAAGATTTTCAAATCGGCGAAGACCGACGCTCTGGCGTTCATTGGTTCGGATGGCGAGATCCGCGGTGCCCAGTTTGAGCAAGCCTCCAGGTACTACCGCTCGACCAGCGCACCGCCGCTGATGTCAGACACGCAACTGGCCAGGGCGATCGCAACTTCCCTCTGACAGCCACTTCCCAGCCGTCCACGGCGCCGGCCTTCTTGTATCTGCCCTACCCAGGTCCGCCCATACACTCGGAGGTGCTGGCAAGCAATGTTCCCGCCTCCCTTACAAGTCTTACCCATTCGTCGCTGGTGATGAGCTCGGCAAGCTCCATGGCGTCAGCCCGCCGCAACAAGCCAAAATACTTAACCTCTGCGTCCATTTGACTTCCAGCAAGTGCAAACAGGTCTCGCCAGGCTGTCATAGCCAGTCTTCGCTGCGCCTCTCTCATTGAGGGCCCCTGATGATGAGATGACTCAGTATGTATCAGGTTGCCGGGGACGTTCGGAATGATCTCGTAATTGCCGACAAATGGTGGCATTACGCCATGAACGGCAAGATATTGGCTTAGCCACGCTGAATAATCGGCGCCCTAGTTGTTACAAAGCGCCCGCCCCGTGCGGGCTTTCTGCTTTTGCGACATCCTTTTCACCTGGCATATTCAGGATAGCGGCCATGCTCTCCATTCCTTCTACTGGAGACCAAATCGTTGCCCTTCCCCGGATACTCACTGACCTGACTCAATGGATATCCCGGCGTAGAGCAGCGCTTCTTGTTTCTAGATGACGATCGGATAGTTTTTCCTCGGTTAACTATCAACCTGCTTCTATGTACATTGATGTCATTATGCCGCATAACGGTCTTATCGCATTTATACGCAGGGGATGCCTAAGTGAAAGTCTTTATGCTGGGTATCCTGATCCCACTCTGCGAATTCAGCTATTTAGGTACTAGCGGCGACAACGAGGTCGCGCTGTTTGCCAACATTCTGTTCTTCTCAAGCGCTACAGCTCTGTATTTCTACCCATCAATATGCGCAATGGGCCATACCAGTCAAACTCGCTTATCGATCTTCAAGCTGAATCTGCTAGCTGGCTGGACCGGAGTCGGTTGGTGTTTAGCGCTATATCAGGCCTTGGCGTTGCCGCTGGCGAGCGAGTAATTCGAGCCCGACTTGTTGTCTCCGCCCTTCCTTGACCGCTTTCTAACTTGGTCTACGATCAAATAGTCGAGCTGCAAGTCCCCCTCCGTGCTCGACCTTAGCTCGCATATGCGAGCTTTTTTGTTTGCTTCCCGATTTGCGACAAAGGATCGAGCTCTACGGCGGTAACGACGGATGAGCGAGCCACTAGGGTGTTTAAGGGCCCACGTCATTCTCGCTACCTTCCCCCACCAAAATTATGGACGCGTCACGAACAAGGTGACGCCACTCGGCAGGGCTGATGATGCCTGCTTGCTCTAAAGAATCAGCCATCTGGAGGAGCAGATCGTAAAGCTCTTCGGGGTCGATGTAGAGCTTTGGTTCTTCGAGCATGCGGTGCCAAGTGGCCAGCGCAATTACTTTACTGTCTTTGCTCATAACGACACGCCGAGTATTTTTTATTGGGTTAGCCAAGCTTCGTCTTTCTAGCCGCGGCAGCTCTAATAGTAGCTGTTCGCCACGAATGGTAAAGTGCGGGCTCAATTAAGGAGGGAACAAATGAAGGGATTTGGAACGTTCGCACTGATCGTCGGGATATGCTGGCTGGTCTTCGCGCTGAGCATGGATGTATCCGTGGCAACCGGTGCCGGCGGCCGAGTGAACAACATGGGGCTGATGGCCGACCGGCAGATCCATACGATTGTCGGCGGCATGATCGCGCTCGCCGGCCTGCTCATGGTTTTGCTGGGCGGCAAAGGCTCCCGTACTGCCACCCAGGTAGAGAAAGATACTCGCTCCTGCCCTATGTGTGCCGAGAGCATCAAGAATGCTGCGGTCAAGTGCAAGCACTGCGGCGCCGATATTGAGCCAGTAGCAGCCCCGCGCCCTAAAAATGGATGGGTTGCATCAACTGCCTGCCGTGACGAAGAAGAACAGCAGCGAACCATTGAGGCAATTGCCAGCACCGGACTTCCGGTTGTTCCAATGATCGGTCTGGCAGTGGGTGCCGGCCCATTTGAAACGAAAGAAGAGGCAAAACAGGCCCTGGTCACTATGCGTGATGGCCCCAGGTTGTTCAGCGAGATCGTCTACAGAGACTCGGTGAGCGGCAAGTACCCACCGATTACAGACTGACCAACCATTTTTTAGTGAGCCCGCCAAGCGCGGGCTTTTTCTTGTCAGTCAGAAAGGCGCCGCCTCCTCTTCCAGCTCGAACGCGACATCTCCCCTCTCCGCTACCTCGACGTCCTGTTGTTCCCACCTCACCGTCACACTGCCGTCGTCATTGAGCGTCAGCTCCAGTTCGTCCGTATCGGCGATTACGCTCAGCACCTCCTCCCACTCGCGGTCTCCATCCGTGTCCAGGCGGTGAATAGTCACCCAGCGCTGCGCCTGCGCGACCGGGTGATTGATCATCGACGAAACCCTCAGCCCAAGGCGCTCCATCCCGTTCATCTCCTGCCTCGCTACCGATGCCGCCTGCTTCTTCGCCATGGAATCATCTCTCGATTAAATACTGTATATGCGTACAGTTATGGCGCGAGCATAGCGAACCGTTGGTTCAACGTAAATCCCATTTCGTCCGCCGTTTTTCCTTCCTTCGAAAGTGAACCAGAAAATTATGTACTTTTGGTACTTGACTGAATGTGAACCTGTAGTTCATATTTAACCCATCGCAGCGACTTACGAGGGACTGCGAAGGGCCTCACAGCTCGCCGCTCTTTAACAGTTCAAGACCTTCGCAGATCGATCCCCGGCAACGGGCACAGCGCGAACAATAAATTCGATCTCCACGCCAGCTCTGGAACTGGCCGTGCTCACCAGATGTGAGTACGCGAAACCACGCAAGCCAGCCAGGAAGAACACCGGACACGAAATGTGTGACCTGGCCAGAGATATGAATCCGGCGATGCGCGTGGTGGAGACAACAGATTTCCTCGATGACCTTGGCGACAGGGTCATCCGGAAAATCAAACGGAGAATAAAGCGATGAGCAATCAATTCGATGTGAAGGTGAAGTCGAGCCACGAAGCCTACGTCGTCACTTGCAAAGACGCAGGAGAACGCAACTCCGTAACAACAGAGTGCGTTCGGGATGGTCATGAGCACCAGCCTGCGACCGAAGCCGACCAATCGCTCCAGCGTGTTGATTATTTGGACTGGAATCCAGCATGAGCAGATCGCCGGCAGTAGCCATCAACAGCCGATGGGTTGGCAGCAAAGGCCGAGTCGTCGTGGTGCTGGAGCGAAAGCCATTCGGAATCCTTGAGTACCAGATCGAGGGTCGAGCAATCTTCGGTAGCAGTAAGCAGGCCGACTTCCTGCGCAACTTCAAACCAGCATGACCGCATATTCCTGATGCCGCTTCTATGAGGCGGCATTGGAAATCCAATGGAGGGCAAGACGATGACCGATGCAGCAGCAACGCAAACGAAGTGCACGTACTGCGGTAAGCCAGCCGAAAAGGTGGTGCGCCGCAACATTCACGACCGCACCCGCGACCCATACACCAATCGGCAGGTGCTTCGCACTCGAGAGTTGTCGTTTTGCAGCGCCGAGCATGCAAGCAACTACCAAATGGGCTGCGAAGGCTGACGGACCTTTTCACTGATGCCCATCCAGAGCGGTGGGCATTGGGAAAACAACCCGGAGCATGACCATGAACAAAGTCATCCACATCACTCTGCGCGGCGAACTTCAGGTATTTGCCGATAAGAGCCTGGCCGCCTGTATCAGCGAGGCAAACAGGCTCAACGCTGAGCGTGGATTCACCAGTGGCGTGCGCGTTGTTGAGTGCGAAGACGGACATCGAATGACGGCCGCCGATTGCAAGTCTTACTTAGATATTCCCGTCTAGGGAGTAGATAAGCGGGGCGGTGATCGTAATTGGGCCGTCTTTCATTAAGTCGGCTGGTGGTTTTGGCAGTGGCTGGGCGCGACGGATTAACTCTAGAGTGGCCGCGTCCAAGTCCACATTTCCTGAACTTTGTACCAGCTCATAAGAAACGACATTTCCGTCGCCATCTATCGTAAAGCGCAGTTGGTTTGTCCCTTCAATCCCGGCCAATTGCGAGGCGATCGGGTAATTCTTGAATTTATTCAAATGCGCCACGAGCCCGGCGCTCAGTGTCTTTTCTTGTTCGGCAGTGGAGGAGCAACCAGAGATTACGCCGAGAAAAACAAAGGCAAAAATAGTGGTTAGAAAAAATCTGAACATTCAAAGTCTCGCTATTTGGCGGTGCGATTCTCGCACATGGCTGTTTTTAGCCTATCAGCTCACTCAACTGTCCAGCAATAAAAGCGCCGCTTCAACGAAGTTGGATGACCTGTCCTCCCTTCCCCGCCTCTATTACGTCAGCACTCCTCCCCCGCGCCCATCGGCAACCAGCGGGAGGAATGAGTGTTGACGAATACAGGTGAACCAAAGGAGCGAGACATGAACTTCCAACCGCCAGATCCGCCCGATTATGGCCACTGCCTGACCTGCAATCGGGTCATCCATGTGGACGAAAAGCGAGGCGATAACTGCATCGAGTGTGACGACCAAGGAGGGAGCGACGGCGCCGATGAAAACGGGGTTCGCCCCGCTGTTTCTGAGGACGGCGCCTACCGCTTCAACCCGTGGACCGGCCAGCACGAATAGTCCGCTCGTTCCGCCTAACCCCAAACACTGGAGGTCGCCATGGCCGTCACTACCTCGCAGGCTGTCGTCTACAAGGGCGGCGGTCGGCGTTATCTCACGCTCAGGTCGGCTTGTGCTGCCGAGGCCCGGGCACTGCTCAAAACCCGCTGCGACTGCGAGTACATGGATTACGGCGGTTCAATTGGCGGCGAGTGGCTGACCTGCTGGTATCACGAAGAAGAACGCAACGCCGTACTGATGCGGCGCCTGACCGGTGCGTATATGCGCCGCTACCGAGCGCAGAACGCGAGGATCAAGCCATGAACGCAGCATTGAAGATTTGTCAGGCGATGTACGACGCCCAGTTGCCTCCACCAGTGAGCGAGTCGGCGGTGGAGATTGCCCGCAAGGAGTGGCTTTACAACGCCACCGAGCAGTTGGTGCGGTTCCGTATGGATGTCAAGTTCCAGCGCCGTATGTGCCAACCACAGGGCGTGCGGGTGTCCCAGCTTGCCTTGGCGCTGGATGAGCACGTGAACAACCGGCTGGCGAACTGCGAGGTAACCTCACCGGCCCTGGGCTGGCTTCTGGTCACCACTGACGACAATCCCGACAAGAACGCCATAGCCGAGCTACTCGGCCCCAGTGACCACCACTTCGGCAAGCTTGGCGAAATTGCAGAGGCTCTACTAAGGCCCCTCGCAGACGATGCACTGGCCGCCCAGGCCGAGGACGAAGAACTATGAATACCCCTACCACCCTCGCCCGCCTGTGCCTGGAAATCGCCAAGATGAAGAAGTCATGCACCCCGGTACCGGACCGCACCTTTGTCATGGGCATGATCGAAATGGCCGAGTTCGCCGATCTGGTCGACTCCCCTACCGCAAACCGTTACCGCGATGCGTTGGACGCCAAGTTCGTCGAGCGTAATGCAGAACTCAAGAGGGCCGCAGCATGACTACCGCGCCGGTTAAATCGCTCGCAGAAGAGAATCTCGACGACATCGAGCGCCGCATTGCCATCCTCGGCTTCGGCCTCCCCTTCAACGAGCTGATCGGCCGCAAGCGTGAAGACCTGGTACGGGATCTGCCACAGCGCCTGGCGCCAACCATGAAGGGTGGGCGGATTGCGGTGAGGGTTCGGCCATGAACCCGCGCATTGAAAAGAAGCTCAGCAAACGCCTTGTACAGCTGTATCCGCACTTATACGGACGCGCCTGGATCGACGACGATCATTCGGAGCTGGCTTATGATGAAAACTCGAATGTTCGGCATTGTCCGAGCGTCGGCGGCGGGTACGACTCGTACACCGGGGACAGCGACGAGGCCTACACAGTTTGGGCGTCCTGGCTGCATATTTGGCCTTGGCATGGTCCATTCGACGCATACCCGCACGACCACAAGCACGCGATGTTCCCCAATACAGAAGGCTTCAGGCCGACCACGCGAAACCTGCTGAGGTTGGCCGCCCAGTGCGAAAAAGCCGAGCGGTTGAGTTCATGACCACCCACCAGCGGCACCGGCGCCGCGCCATCCGCCCTCTGTCGGCCATCGTTGGCCTGACCTTCCTCACCATCGTTCTACTGGGCCCCGCTATCGGTGGCCTGATCACTCAATAAACAACACCTCTAATCGCTGCGAGCATCGCGGCAGGGAGTCACCGTGTCCGCACAACAGCAAGTAATCACCATCGACGACATCAGCGCCGACAATGCTCCGGCCATCTACGTGGCCGGCGGCCTGGGCCAGTTCTTCGAAGCGGTGAAAGCAGAAGTCACCGGAGAGGTGCCCGATCTGACCACTGTGAAAGGTCGCGCTCGCATCGCCTCCTTGGCAGCAACGGTGAGCAAGTCCAAGGCTGCTGTCGAGAAGCCTGGTCGCGACTACCTCAAGCGCCTCAAGGAAATGCCAAAGGTCGTCGAGGCCGAGCTACGCGAGTTCGTCACCAAGATGGACAGCCTGCGCGATGCAACCCGCCAGCCCCTGACCGACTGGGAAAATGCCGAGCAGGTCCGCAAGGACCGGCACGTCGACAACATCCAGGCCATCAAGGACATGGAAGTGTTTGGCGCCACGCCGACTGCAGCTGCAGTGGCGCAAGTGATTGTCCAGCTGGAAGCCATCGAGCTTGGCGACTCCTGGGAAGAGTTCCTGCCAGAAGCAGCCCAGGCGAAAGACCGCACCCTCTCACTATTGCGCGCAATACATGCCGAGCGCACCCAGCACGAAGCCGAGCAGGCCGAACTCGTCCGGTTGCGCGCCGAAGCAGAAGCCCAGGCCCAGCGAGACCGTGACGCTGCTATCGCCCAGGCCGCCGCTGATCAGGCCCGCCGTGAAGCAGCTGAGCGTGCTGAGACTGAGCGCTTGGCCGCCGCCCGCCGAGAACAGGATCTACTTGATCAGGCCGCCGCCGCACAGCGCGCCGCCGCTCAAGCCGTACTGGATGCCGAGGCCGCCGCCGAGCGCCAGCGCATGCGACTTGAACTACAGGCCGAGCAGGCCCGTGCAGCAGCGGCGCAGGCCGAGTCAAGCCGTCTGGCCGCCGAACAGCGCGCCGAGCAAGATCGTGCCGCCGCAGCGCAGCGCCAGGAGCAGGCAGTCGAGCAAGCACGCCAGAACGAACTGGCACGCCAGGCCGCAGCCGTAGCGTTCGAACTGGAGCAGGCCCAGGCCCGCGAAGCTGATGAAGCGCATCGCCGCGCAATCAACCGTGCAGCCCTGGACGCCTTTATTGCTGGCGGCATGCCAGAAGAGTGCGCCAAGCAGGCCGTTAAGTTGATTGCCCAGCGCAAGATTCCAGCCGTATCCATTTCCTACTGAGGTCGCCATGAGCCAAGCCGTCGCAACAATCACTCAGGACATCTACGGTGCGCGCAATCAGTTCGCCAACGTCCTGACCGACCGCTCGCTGAACTTCGAGCGCGAGGCTGAATTCGCCATTCAGGTGATCACCTCCAGCGAGTACGCCACCAAGATCGCCGTACAGAACCGGCAGTCAGTGGTCAACGCAATCACGAACATCGCCGCCATCGGTATCAGCTTGAACCCTGCGAAGAAGCAGGCCTATCTGGTTCCTCGGGACGGCAAGATCTGCTTGGACATCAGCTATATCGGTCTGATGGACCTGGCCATGGCCACTGGCGCAATTCGCTGGGCCCAGGCCGAGCTGGTTTATACGGCTGACTCCTTCGCTCTCAACGGCTTCGACAAGCCGCCGACCCACTCATACAACCCGTTCGCAAAGGATCGTGGCGAGGCTGTCGGCGTTTATGTGGTGGTCAAGACGGCAGACGGCGACTACCTCACCGAGACGATGAGCATCGACGACGTGAACGCGATCCGTGACCGTTCAAGCGCTTGGAAAGCATGGATCAGCAAGAAGTCATCCTGCCCATGGGTTACCGACCCGGGTGAAATGGCAAAGAAAACCGTGGTGAAGCGCGGCTACAAGTATTGGCCGAAGACGGAGCGACTTGAGCAGGCCATCCATCACCTGAACACCGATGGCGGCGAAGGCCTCGCATCGATTCAAGGCTCGGCTCCAACCGACCCTGAGATGGTGAACGACTGGATTGATTTGGCTATGCGCGCCGGAAGTCTGGAGTCACTCGCCGAGGTTTACCACAACGGCACGGCCGCGATGAAGCAAGCCAAAGATGCTGCTGGTCACGCCCGCTTTAAGGCGGAAGTGACCAAGCGCAGCGAAACCCTGAAAGCAGCAGCCGAGCCAATCGAAGGTGAAGCTGAGGAGGTGTTAGATGGAACAGCGTAGCGCTGAATGGTTTGCGGCAAGGCTGGGCAACGTCACGGCCAGCCGCGTCAAGGATGTGATGGCCAGCGGGCGCGGCGGCGCACCTTCTGCCACTCGCAAAAATTACATGATGGAGCTGCTCTGTGAGCGCCTGACCGGACAGCAAGGCGGTAGCGACCTTTCGCGCAACGCTGCAGTACAGCGCGGCGTCGAGCTTGAGCCGTTCGCCTGCATGGCCTACGAGGCTGATAAGGGTCTGATGGTGGAAGAGACCGGGCTTGTCATGCACCCCAAGATCCAGGGCTTCGGTGCATCACCAGATGGGCTTGCAGGTGATGATGGCGTTCTTGAAATCAAGTGCCCGAACACCGCAACCCACATCGCGACGATGCAGTCAGGCAAGCATGACCCTCAGTACGAATGGCAGATGCTGGCCCAGATGGCTTGCACCGGCCGCAAGTGGGCCGACTTCGTGAGCTACGACGACCGCTTGCCTGAAGAGCTTCAGTACGTTTGCTTCCGGTACGAGTTCGACTTCAAGCGAGCCCGCGAGATGGAATCCGAAATCACGGCATTTCTGGAAGAGCTGGCCGACCTTGAGAAGGAAATGCGGGAGCGGATGAGGAGCAAAGCAGCATGACCTACGTCAGCAACCACCTAAGCCTGGTAGAGCAGCACCGCCAGCACGCCGACTCAATATCGGAACGCACCGCGCAGTTCCTGGCTGCCGGCGGGAACGTCGCCCAGGTGCCAAGCCTGGCGGGCAATCCGATCCCTCCCAAGCGATCCGCGAAGATTGATCCCGAAACCATCCTCAAGCGCCGAAAGCCAGCCATCACCAGGGCTGAGCGTAACGCGCTGCGCAAATTGGCGGAGGCATTATGAGCAAGCGTAAGCCTCACAACCTGCAGGCGCGCATCGCCCGGTCGTGCCGGTCACTCCTGACATCCAACCATGTCGCGGTGGTGAACATTGATCCCAGCGGCCGCCAGGGCATGATCAATTACAAGTCACTCAAGAACATTGCGCCGGGGAAGATCGGCCAGGCCGTGTGCGGCATCCCTCACCGCTGGACGATCTACATGAGCGCAATGTGCATTGACGCTCGCGGCGACCGCTACAGCAAGTCGGTGGAACTGGCACCGGACGGGGTTTACCTGTCCGACCACCTGGAAGACGTGATCGAGCATTGCTACATGAAGCTGCGCGCCGAGGCCAACCAAAGCCAGATGGTGGCCTCCGGCTGGATCGCCATCCCCGACACTCTGTCGCTGGACGAGGAACACGCCGCGCGAATCTTCGAAGCGGTCGGTGCTTGGCGCCAGGTGAAGGTCGATTCATGCGCCGCATAGCCCGCACCCAGCAACGCAAACGTCAAACCTGGCTCGCACTGCCGGCCAGCGGAATAGAGGAGGTAGGCCATGGCGAAAACACCGCAGGAACGCTCGGCCAAAACCGCCAGGAAGCGCGTGGCGAATGCCGAAGAGGAATTGAGGCTCAGCGTTCGCCCCGGCACCCGACAGGCGCTGGCCGACCTGATGGAGTGGTCAGGCATTACTGAGCAGGGAGAGGCAATGACGCTGATGATTCATCGTCTTCATGACCTTGGCTCGAAGTCCAAAGCGCTACTCGAACCGCCGCGCCACGAATTCAAGATATCCGAAAACGTGGCGCGGGAATTTCGCAATAAAAGCCTGCTCGCCATCCAGAAAGACCCCGGCGACGAGATCATCGAACCCGAATAACCCACCCTACTCGCTGCATCCGGTAACCGGAGGGCGGCGCCTGACTGGAGACAATCCATGAGCAACATTCCCCCGCGCCCGAAGGCCGACAAAGTAATGATCCTTGCGGCTTGCACCCTTGTTGCTGAGAAGATCAACGGCGATGCCGAAACCATCGCCAAGCACTACCGTCGCCACATGGACGGTTTTGAGCTGGCAAAGGAACTCGATAAGTACGCGTCCTGGGACACCACGCGTGATGATATGGATGCGCTGGACGAGGTCGACTATCTCGTAGATCGGGCCGAGGGCCTGGCGGTTAAAGCGTGGGCTGAAGAGTTCAAGCCCGAACCGCCGCTGCCTATTGGCACCAGGGTAAAACAAGGCGTGATCACGCGGATCTACGAGCACACCCCAGCCACGTACTGCGTCAAAGAAGACGGCTGCACCAACGATACCCGCAGCCTGCTGATCAAGTTCGAAGACGCCGTAGCCGTCCGGCTCCATGCCGGTCACCCGTAATACCCCATATCAATCTCGGACGCAGATATTTTTAGATTCTAGCTTGAGCGAACTATGAAAACTGCCGCTATCGCAATCACAGCGACGACTCCAAACACCATCCGTGCGAGCCAAGGAGCTGTTAGCCAGACGCCGGTAACCCCGGCAATCTGCCCAATGTTTTTTTCGCTGAAATAGCGGCCAGATGGCGGCTCGCGAAAAGGATTTCCGCAGTGGGGGCAGGAGTAGGCTTTATCAGAGATTTTTGCAGAGCATTCAGGGCAGTCAATTAGGCTCATGATTTTTTGTCCGTTTTAATTAATGGCTGCAAACCAATATGAAGACTTCATTTTCTGATTTTGGTTCTGCGGGAAATCATATGAGCCCACTCATTAACGAATCACGCCAGCCGGCTCAGTAGCAGGCAGGCCGGCGAGGTCACGCCACTTCGCCAGGTCAGCGATCAACTTAAGTCCTGGGCGCACCTCAGCTTCGAGCGCTTCATCAGGAAGGCTCAGCAGGCGGACAACCTCAGCGCCGATCAGGCGTATCGCTTACACATCGGTTTTCGTGCTCATCGCAGTCACCGTCAGGTTTTTGCTGAGTGCAAATCATCAACCCAATTTACGAATCACGCCAGCAGGCGAGGATCCCCTATGTCCGCACAACAGAAGAAACACCCCTTCGATTTCAAAACCCAATACGGACTCGGCTTCAACCCTCAGGACGATGAGATCGTTGTCGACTTCTTCTGTGGCGGCGGCGGGGCCGGTACCGGGCTTGAAATGGGCTTGGGCCGCACGGTGAACGTGGCGAAGAATCACAGCCCGCAAGCGATCAGCATGCACACCGTCAATCACCCAGGTGCCAAGCACTTCACCACCGACGTGTTCGAGGGTGATCCGGACACCGAGTGCGGCGGCCGCCCGGTCGGCTGGTTCCACATGTCACCGGACTGCACGCACCACAGCCAGGCGGCCGGCGGCCAGCCGCGCAAGCGCGAAATCCGGAACCTTTCATGGATCGGGCTCAAGTGGGCAGGTATGAAGCGGCCCCGGGTGATCAGCTTGGAAAACGTGAAGCAGATCCTTCAGTGGGGCCGCCTGATCGCCAAGCGCGACAAGGCCACCGGCCGCGTGGTCAAGCTGGACGGCAACATTGCTGCACCTGGTGAGGTTGTCCCGGTGGGCCAGCAGTTCCTAATCCCTGACCCGAAACAGCGCGGCCGCACTTGGCGCCGTTTCGTGGCCCTGCTGGAAGGCATGGGCTATGTCGTTGAGTGGAAGGTGATCAAGGCATGCGACTTCGGTGCGCCGACCAGCCGTGAACGCCTGTTCATGATTGCGAGGTGCGACGGCCAGCCAATCGTGTGGCCGGAGCCAACCCACGCCAAGAACCCCACCAAGGGTCAGCAGAAGTGGAAGACAGCCGCCGACTGCATCGACTTCACCGACCTGGGCAAAAGCATCTTTGGCCGCAAGAAAGACCTGGCCCCGGCCACACTGCGCCGCGTTGCCAAGGGCATGAAGAAGTTCGTCATCGACAGCGCGTCGCCGTTCATTGTGCCGATAGCCAACTGGTCAGGTGAGGCGGTGCAGTCTGCCGATGAGCCACTGCGCACCGTCACCTCCTACCCGAAGGGCGGCGCCTTCTCGGTGGTCAGCCCGATCATTGCCCCAGCTACCCACCAGGGCAGCGACCGAATCAATGATCCACTTGAACCGCTGCCGACAGTGACCTGCGCAAACCGCGGGGAGCTGACGCTGATCAGTCCCACGCTGATTCAGTCAGGGTACGGCGAGCGGCCGGGCCAGGAGCCGCGAGTGCCTGGTCTGGATCAACCACTGGGTACGGTGGTCGCCGGCGGCGTGAAGCACGCTCTCGCAGCCGCGCACCTGGTGAAGTTTCGATTCAACGACGCGGGCAAGGCGCTGGATGAGCCACTGCCGACCATCACCAGCGGCGGCAACTATCAGCGCCCGGCCGGCGCCGCTCACGCCATGGGCATATCCACGGTGTTCATGGCGCAAATGAATGGCGGCTTCAACACCACTGACGCCAAGAGCATAGAAGACCCGATGACCACGGTGACCAACACCGGTAGCCAGCAACAGCTGGTGGCGGCAAACCTGGTGCACTTGCGCGGCAACTGCGATGCACGGGACGCCAATGACCCGCTGCACACCGTCAGCGCCGGTGGCCAGCACCACGGGTTGGTGAGCGCATTCATGGAGCGGGCATTCGGCGGCAGCATTGGCCAGGGCCTGGAGGAACCGGCGCCAACCATTACCGCCGGTGGCGGGGGCAAGAGTTCGCTGGTTTCGCTCACCCTTTCGCCCGAACACGAAGCCGGTGCCCTCCGCGTAGCCGCTTTCCTGATCAGCTACTACGGTACCGAGAACATCAGCGCTTGCGACTCGCCGGCGCCGACGATCACCACCAAGGACCGCCTGGCCATGGTCACCGTGATGGTCAAGGGCGCCCCCTACGTGATCGTCGACATCTGCCTGCGGATGCTGAAGCCGTCCGAACTGTACAAGGCCCAGGGCTTCCCAGCCGACTACATCATCAGCCACGGTGCCGACGGCAAGCCGTTTACCAAAACCCAGCAGGTGCACATGTGCGGTAACAGCGTCAGCCCGCCGCCGATGGCAGCGCTGGCACGCGCCAACGACCCGTGGCGATTGTCATCTTTTCAATCAGTGGCGGCTTAAGTGCAACCCTACCTAAGCCATAACCCTAAAGAAATGAAGTCCGAAAAACGAGCGGACTTTATATCTTTAAGAACTTCGGATTCTTTAGGGATAATTGATATTTTATAATTGTATCGATCTTCAAAAACCCCAGCTGCAACAAACCTATCTCCATAAGCAGCAACAAGAGCATACTCTTCACCATCAAGCATTACGGTTGAATAATTGGTTTTCCAATGTGCAACGCCGAACCCTATACCCCGAATCATGAACACTACGCAGAGTGTAAAAATTAACACCGATGCCCACATGTAGAGATAGTCTCGAAATATCATAGATCTAGCGGGCACTTCCGATTTACTCCGTTCGAGCACTCCCTCTGAGTCTGCAAATTCGCTGAGCGCGTGCTCCAGCCCTCTAGATCTAGCTTTATATAGTATTTTTATAAGGGTCCATGCTAGATAAGCAAAAGAGCCCGAAAGGAGAACTTTCATCACTGTCGACTGAAATCCCGTAATGTAGAAGCCGAACATAGTGAACACCGGGTACAACAAAGGAAGTGCAGCAGCGCGTATTTTTTTAGAGTCAGACTGCAGTAAAAACAAAAAAGCGTAAAGAAAAACAAACAATGGAAGCAAGACTACAATCACACAAACCAACGCAACTACCATAACTTTCAAATCAACCTCAATAAAATAGTAATCATACCCAAACGCATCCGCATACCCCATCTCAAAAATAAATGATACGACAAACGCTAGTACCGGCAGGGAAGCCAATAAAAAACTGTCCCTATTCAAGAATTCCTTCACGCGATTATCTCCATTGATAGTAAGAGCCGTTCGAGTATGTCTGAATCGTTGCTGTGCAGCGAGTTATTGAAGCGATGCCAAGAGCAATAAGCGTCGTAATCATCTAAGGAGTACATCCGTACCCCTCTCCCTTCAAAGTCAGCCGCTATAGCGGCAAGGACGAAGTCATGCCTGAAATAAAGGAACGCCCCATCCTGTTCTCGGCGCCGATGGTGCGCGCCATCCTGGAAGGTCGGAAGACGGTCACGCGGCGGGCGGTGAAACCGCAGCCAGAAGTACGCATGGTCGACATGATCGGCCCAATGCTGACTTTCAAAAATAAGCGGGGCGGCCATTGGCTTTATCCGAATGCCAAAGCACAAATCATCGCTGACTGCCCCTATGGCAAGCCAGGCGACCGGCTGTGGGTGCGCGAGACCTGGTACTGCGATCACTTCGAAGTAATGCGCGGACCCTACCTCAAGCCGGATGATCTGGACATCCGTGAAGCGCTCGAGGACGGGACGCTGGTCTACGCCGCCGACGGGCTGACCCCGTACGAGCAGGAGCAGCCAACCTGGAAACCCAGCATCCACATGCCGCGCTGGGCCTGCCGCATCCTGCTGGAGATCACCGACGTGCGCGTCGAGCGGTTGCAGGACATCAGCGCCGACCAATGCCGGCGCGAGGGATATCCAGCAGATCGGCAAGCGGAAACTGGCGGTAGCGATATGGACGCGTGGCTTTGGTTTCGGGATTTGTGGCAGCAGATAAACGGCCCTGAAAGCTTCGGCGATCAGCGGGTCTGGGTGGTCGAGTTCAAGCGGGTGACGCCATGATCGCCACCCTCTGGTTCGCCTACGTCTTCATCTACCGAGGTCCAAAGCCATGAACGATTGTGAGCTTTTGGATCTGGCGGCGAAGGCGGCAGGCATTGATCTCGAAGAAAACCGCCACTGCCCTTCCGGCGGGATGTGGATTGTCGATAAAAAGTCAGGACTGGATGTCGTCTGGTCCCCGCTGACCAATGACGGCGATGCGCAGCGCCTGGCAACAAGCCTTCAGCTCAGCATCCTCTGGCTCACCAACCTGCAATACGTGATGGTGGAGCGCCGCGGTTTCGGCGAGAACATCGGCTGGACCGATGACGCGGGCCGAGGTGGCGCGCTCCGCAGAGCAATCACCGCCGTCGCAGCACAAATCGGCAGCACGCTTCCATAACCCCAATCCCCCTACATGCCTGCCGGTGAGCGGCGGGCGGAGCTATGCCATGAGCAGACAAGTAACCGAGATGGATTTCCGAAAGCCTGAATTTCGCCACGAGAAGGTAGAGGACTACGAATTCCGGGATGACGGGGCAATTGTCCGCAAGGATCGATGGGTCAGCGGAATGCGGCAGATCAGTTCAATCATGGGCAATCGCGGCGGGTTTGAAATTGAAGACGTGGTCAGTCAGGTCCTCACCCTCAAGGGCAACTGGCAAGACGCCGACCCAGAGGAAGACCCAGCCGTAGACCTGATTGATGTGCGCCTATCCTGCGGCAGCATTTTGGCCGGTTGCGAGCGAACTGGTGAGTTTGCTTACTACTGGCCGTTCGGAACCATCGAGCTTACCGCCAAGGATTTCGGCGCCGATGCCGTCGAGTGGAAGCTGAGCTACACAAAGCCAACCCAATAACCCACCTTCTGCCGCCCAGCGCGGCAAGGACACCCCATGTTCGCTATGAAACTCACCCTGACTGTACTGGGCGCCCTGTTGTACCTGGTAGGAACCCTCGGCTGGTTCTTATGGGCCGGGCTTGACCTGCTGGACACCGGCACCACCGAGGCACTGCTCTACGCCTTCGCCGGCACATGCGCCTGGCTGCTGATCAGCTTCGGCCTGGCCATCCACATCATCAAGACAGCGCGGCCCACGGTGGGCGGGAGGTAGAAATGTTTTTGACAGCAGAGGAAGTTGCCGACCTGACCGGCTACAAGAAGCCAGGGGCACAGATAAAGTGGCTGACCGCAGAACGATACGGGTTCGCGGTAGGTGGTGATGGTCACCCGAAGGTGCTGCGCCAAGTTGTCATCGGGCGACTGGGTGGTATTCAATCAAGGAAGGGGCCGGAGTTGCGGCTGTGCTGAGGTGAGATAGATGCGACCGCGCAAGAAGGACCGGCACCTGCCAGCGTGCATGTACCAGAAGCACGGCGCCTACTACTTAGTCCGCAAGGGCAAGTGGTTGCGCCTTGGCACGGATTTTCAGGCGTCTCTCGCTGAGTACGCCATGCTTCTGGACAAGCGCAGCATGGGCGGAATGCCCAAACTGATCGACGACGCGCTGGAACACATGCGCACCAGGACAAAGCCGCCGCTGAAGCCGAACACGCTCAAGCAGTACGAGGCGGCTTGCGAGCGGCTGAAGGAGACCTTCGCCGACTTCGAGCCGCGCGAGGTGCTTCAACGCCACGTCGTGGCGCTCAAGTTGCACATGGCGGACACGCCGAACATGTCGAACCGGGTGATCTCGGTACTGCGGGCGGTGTTCACCTACGCACTGGAGCAGCAGATCGTCGACTCGAATCCGTGCATCGGCGTACGGCGGCACCTAGAACACAAGCGCGACAGGTACATCACCCATGGCGAGTTCCAGGCGATCTGCGCCAACTCAAGCGACAACATGCGCGTCATCTACGAGATGTGCTACCTGACCGGCCAGCGCATCGGTGATGTGCTGTCCATCCGATTGGCCGACATCAGCGCCGAAGGCATTGCATTCAAGCAGGAGAAGACGAACGCAAGGTTGCTGGTGCAAATGACTCCAGACCTGGAAGACCTGATCGCGCGCGCAAAGGCGCTGCCTAGGAAGATCCGTGGGCTCACGCTGTTCTGTTCCCCGCGCGGCGGCAAGCCAGTGCACTACAGCTCGGTGAAAGATGCCTTCGCAATCAGTTGCAGGAAGGCCGGCGTTGAAGATGCAAGCCTCCATGACCTGCGCGCCAAGTCGCTTTCCGACACGGACGACCAGGGCAACGACGCACAGAAGCTCGGTGGCCATACCGATGCAAAGATGACGCAACGTTATCTGCGCCTGCGTAAAATCAACGTGGGCCTCCCGCCGACAATGCCGAAAAAATCCCTGTAGTATTAGACAGATGTACTTTGTCAAATAGACAGGAAGAGCTGAACGCCCCGTATGACAGACCTTTCAAGCCACACCCCAATGATGCAGCAGTACTGGCGCTTGAAAAACCAGCACCCTGATCAGTTGATGTTCTACCGCATGGGCGACTTCTACGAGATCTTCTACGAAGACGCGAAGAAGGCTGCCAAGTTGCTGGACATCACGCTGACCGCGCGCGGGCAGTCGGCGGGGCAGTCAATTCCGATGTGTGGGATTCCTTACCACTCCCTCGAAGGCTATCTGGCCAAGCTGGTAAAGCTGGGCGAGTCGGTGGTGATCTGCGAGCAGATCGGCGATCCGGCCACCAGCAAAGGCCCGGTGGAACGTCAGGTGGTGCGCATCATTACGCCGGGTACGGTGAGTGATGAAGCGCTGCTGGATGAGCGTCGCGATAACTTGATCGCGGCGGTGCTGGGGGATGAGCGCTTGTTCGGCCTGGCCGTGCTGGATATCACCAGCGGCAATTTCACAGTCCTGGAGATCAAGGGCTGGGAGAACCTCCTGGCGGAGCTGGAGCGCATTAATCCCGTGGAGTTGCTGATCCCGGACGATTGGCCCAAGGATTTGCCGGCGGAAAAACGGCGTGGGACCAAACGTCGCGCGCCGTGGGATTTCGAGCGTGACTCGGCGCTCAAGAGCCTGTGCCAGCAATTCTCCGTGCAAGACCTTAAAGGCTTCGGTTGCGAAACCCTGACCCTGGCCATCGGCGCCGCCGGTTGCCTGCTCAGCTATGCCAAGGAAACCCAGCGCACCGCCCTGCCGCACTTGCGCAGCCTGCGCCACGAACGCTTGGACGATACCGTGGTGCTCGATGGCGCCAGCCGTCGCAACCTGGAGCTGGACACCAATCTGGCCGGCGGGCGCGACAATACTTTGCAATCGGTGGTCGACCGTTGCCAGACCGCCATGGGCAGCCGCCTGCTGACCCGTTGGCTGAACCGTCCGCTGCGGGATCTGAAGGTGCTGCAAGCACGCCAATCCTCCATCACCTGCCTGCTGGATGGTTACCGCTTTGAAAAGCTGCAGCCGCAGCTCAAGGAAATCGGCGATATCGAGCGCATTCTGGCGCGGATCGGCCTGCGAAATGCGCGCCCGCGCGACCTGGCGCGCCTGCGCGATGCGCTCGGCGCCCTGCCGCAATTGCAAGCAGCCATGACGGAACTGGACGCGCCGCACCTGCAACAACTGGCCGTGACCACCAGCACCTACCCGGAACTGGCGGCGCTGCTGGAAAAAGCCATCATCGATAACCCGCCGGCCATCATCCGTGACGGTGGCGTACTGAAGACCGGTTACGACAGCGAACTGGATGAGTTGCAAGCCCTGAGCGAAAACGCCGGGCAATTCCTTATCGACCTGGAAGCCCGCGAAAAAGCCCGCACTGGCCTGGCCAATCTGAAGGTCGGCTACAACCGCGTGCATGGCTACTTTATCGAGCTGCCCAGCAAACAGGCCGAGCAGGCACCGATCGACTATCAGCGCCGCCAGACACTTAAAGGTGCCGAACGCTTTATCACCCCGGAGCTTAAGGAGTTCGAAGACAAGGCACTGTCAGCCAAAAGCCGAGCCTTGGCGCGGGAAAAGATGCTGTATGAGGCGCTGCTCGAAGACTTGATCGGCCAACTGGCGCCGCTGCAAGACACGGCTGCAGCGTTGTCGGAACTGGACGTGTTGAGCAACCTGGCCGAACGCGCCCTCAACCTCGACCTCAACTGTCCGCGGTTCGTCAGCGAGCCATGCATGCGCATCGTGCAGGGGCGTCACCCGGTGGTGGAGCAGGTGCTGACCACGCCGTTCGTCGCCAACGATCTGTCGCTGGATGACGATACCCGCATGCTGGTGATCACCGGTCCGAATATGGGCGGTAAATCCACCTACATGCGCCAGACGGCGTTGATCGTGTTGTTGGCGCATATCGGCAGTTTTGTGCCGGCGGCCAGTTGCGAGCTGTCCCTGGTAGACCGGATTTTCACCCGGATCGGCTCCAGCGACGACCTGGCCGGTGGGCGTTCGACCTTTATGGTGGAAATGAGCGAGACCGCCAATATCCTGCATAACGCTACCGAACGCAGCCTGGTGCTGATGGACGAAGTGGGTCGCGGCACCAGCACCTTCGACGGGCTGTCCCTGGCTTGGGCCGCCGCCGAGCGCCTGGCACACCTACGCGCCTACACGCTGTTCGCCACCCACTATTTCGAGCTGACCGTACTACCGGAAAGCGAGCCGCTGGTGGCCAACGTGCACTTGAACGCGACCGAGCACAACGAGCGTATCGTGTTTCTGCACCATGTATTGCCGGGGCCGGCCAGTCAAAGCTACGGCCTGGCTGTTGCGCAACTGGCCGGTGTGCCGGACGACGTGATCAGCCGCGCCCGCGAACACCTCAGTCGCCTGGAAACCACTGCGTTACCCCACGAAACTGCGGTAGTCAGTCCCGCCAAGACTCAGCGACAAAGTGCCGCGCCACATCAGAGCGATCTCTTCGCCAGCCTGCCCCACCCCGTGCTGGATGAACTGGCCAAGCTGGAGCTGGACGATCTGACGCCGCGTAAAGCACTCGAAATGTTATATGCACTGAAGACTCGGATATAA